TCAAGCCTCTGCTGGTACTTCTACTGGCTCCTCTGGTGCCGGCTCCTGCGGCAACAATGCATACACTGCATCCCGTAAAGCTGGCGGGACCTGCTCCTTTGTCATATACCCGTTGATAATCCTGCGTGCTAAAAACTCAGCCATTATACTGCACCTCCCATCGTTGTAATGATTAAATCCTGCACTGCCTGGTCCGTGATTGCCTGGGATTCCTGCATGGATGCCTGGGCCTCCTGGATGCTATTAAGCTGGGACTGCAGCCTTACCTCTGCCGCAGGGGTAACGGTATCATGGGTAATTCCTCCCTCTTCTAATTCCCAGCATTGGCCATCTACTCTTTGGTTAGTGATAACCGGGATGTATTTCCCCTCGGTCTTTCCTGGTTGCATGTGTAAAAATCTTGCCATTTTTGTTCTCCTTTCAAATTGTTATTGTGGTACATATATTAAGCGACCGCCGAGATAACGAAAACGACCCCCAACACCGTAATGCAAAGCCCAAAAGAACCCACCGGCATCACCGCCAACATACCAACTACCGCCCAATAGAGCAATCCGGTAACCGTTAAGGTTAGGTGTTGCATAAAAATAATCCCCAACTGGAAGGGAACTATTACCAAGGGTTTCAGCCGGGAAGAACAACCAATCATATAATTCAGAATAACCAATAGCGGAAATATAACCATTTGCGTTAGCAACCATAAATCCGGCTGATTCATAATTATCGCTATTTTTTGATTCAGCATAATTATAATCTTTGCAAATGTAAGGAATACCGCCGCCTTGTGAACCGTTCCCGTGTATATTTACACCATATACAAACTTCCAGATATTTCCCCAAGGATTTTCTACTCCACGGTATGACACGGATACTTTACCGTTTGTACCGTCTGCCATTCCGGTATTGCTTCCCAGGCTGGACGTGCTGCCAGTAATAATACTGTTATTTTCGGTATTAGGCGTATCCGGTATTGACACGACGCCCCGACCAATTGCCGCCTGGGTATTCATCCTTCCAAGTTCTATAATCATCAATAGTTGATTGGCCGACACCGCTTTGATGTTATCGCTGTGCCAGCCTGGTCCCCTGTTACGGGCTAACTGCTCCACGTGGGGGCGCGTTAGCTGCTGGATCTTGCCGCTGGCTGGCTTGGCACCTGCTATGCTGCATAACTTGTCCGCCGCCACGTCCATTACTTGGGCGTCATCCATGATGTAGGTTGCGGCTGATACGTCGTACAAGCTGCCCTCGTAGGCCGATAACAGGACATAATCTACTTCCATGCCCTCTGCATTGATAAAGGCTGGATGAAGCTTGAATCCTGGCTGTGGTTTGTGTGATACCCAATACTGTGCCCGGCGCAGGTGATAGCCTATACCGTCTGTCTGCGGGTCTGTTTTTAATGGCACTACCTGATAGTAAAACTTAGGCTGATAGACCATTACTTGACCGTTGCTGCCGTCCTCTGTGTAGGTTGGATCGCCATAGTAAGCTGCAATAGTCCCATCGTCCAGTACATTACATCGGCGGCGGTTTCCGTACATTGGGAAGCGGTTGAACTGTGAACCAGCGGTTAGGTTTTTGGCGGCACCCAGGCGGGTTGTGGTGCATTTTTCGTAATCCACTTCCAGTCCAGGTAACTTACTGTAGTCTGTCTGCGGTCTGTATGATACGGTAATCTCTGGCTCCAGTGGGTCTGTGGTGTCTATGATTGTTGTGCCTTTGTAGGTTGGCAGGTTGCGTAGTGCTTGCTGGGATATGGCTGGGAGGGGTTCCCAGACTTCCCGATCCAACGGATAAAGGATTTCTACCGGGTGATCGGCCAGCCATGCTCTAAATTGGTCTACGGTGTCAATGTCAGCGTACTTGTCATCGTCTAAGCGGATATAGATGAATTGCTTGTCACTATATCCCACAGAAACAGGTTTATCCTGGCCAACAAATACCCCTGACGGGAGACGGTTGCACAGTAGATCCAGTTTGGCATTTGCAGCAACAACGCTGTCGGGGTAATTAATCATATCTGGTACACTAATTCGGAAACATCGGTTTACACCCAAACTCCCGCCTCCGGTATACTTTGTCCATGCCAGTGCCCCGTTATCTGTAAGTAATCCGTTTTTACGTACCAGACCATACTCACCGTTTCGGTACTCTATCTTGTCTCCCTGGTATACCGGCGATTGAGTGTATATAGGTGCAGTGTAGCTCTCTGTATCATCCTCCGTTCTGCATACTACATCAGTCCTATAGCCATATGGTTCGTTATTCGTCCGTACCCCAACCCCCTGTATATCCTGGGGATATTCCGGGCTGGGGGATGATGTAGCGCCGGTGTAGGGTTCCCAGGGCAGTGCGGTGTCACCGGCGTTAAGCATAATGCCAGAGATTACGGAGGAAGTGTCAGAAAAGACAGCAGTTTTTCTGTTTAGTCTCAAATCGCATTTTTTAACCGTTAATATATCATCGGGTATAATGAATGTCGCTTTGTTACCAACCACATCTATTTCTTTTACTTCTTTACCATCTTGATATTCCCCATATACAACTATTGCCACGCGGTTTCCAGACGGATTTTCTTTACATGATAGGGTTATACTATTACCTTTATGCGCAATAATGTAATCATTTAGCTGCGTTGTTGAAAGGACACAATGATATCCACTTGTAATATTTGACCGGATCGTCCCTTCCGCCACTGAAACGCAGTCAGCAAATTTAATGCTTTCCCATTCCAATAGCTGTGCCCCCGTAGTCTCTACCTGCCTTGTTACCCCGGATAGTTTAAAGTTCCTTATTCTCCCGGGCTTTGTATCTAATTTCAAAGTTGTGTTAGAAATAGTGTCATATAGCAGTGGGAGATTTCGATTAAGGTTTTTAGTTTTGGCTTCTATTTCTGGGTGTAGCCTATCCTGACAAACGATATATGTATAATTCTGGAATGTTTTAAGATTATTTAGCGCTTGTTGGGAGATAGAAGGGAGGGGTTCTGTCTGTGGTTCTGCACGGGGAAGCAGAAACTGGGGATTGTGCTCCGTCATCCAGGCCTTGAATGCATCTAAGGTTGTTATACCTAAAAGCCTGGCTCTAAGTAGCCCGTTATACAAAAATGTCCCATTAGCATTAGCGGTCTTAATTGTTTCGTCTTTTGGAAAATGCGTTGATTTTATGTCGCTATACTCCCGTGCTGATAATACCCCAGGGACCGCGGCGTGAGAGCAGTAAGAGTCATCGAAAGACGTCACGTCTGTTGCTTGTTCCACCCATTTTACACTAGCTCCATCCACTGTCATGCTGTTTTGCACATGGCAGTATTGCCCGCTAACTAGCTGAATCTTGTCTCCCTGGTATACCGGCGATTGAGTGTATATAGGTGCAGTGTAGCTCTCTGTATCATCCTCCGTTCTGCACACTACATCTGTCCTATAGCCATATGGTTCGTAGGATGTTTCGTGGTCAGATAACTCGATTTGGATATTTTTAAATTCGCAATATCCATTCATGTTATAAGTCGTTGTAAGAGTAAGATTACCACTTACTTTTGCGCAAGCGTATTTATGCACCCAGTCAGTACCATCTTGTGTACCAATGGTTGCTATTACGCGGCTAGCCGTATTATCGTTTTCTGCGATGCATATTCCCGTTTCATTAAATTCTGATGCAACCGTTTTTCTCCCATCAAAAGATAGCGAAATCCATGTATTTTCCGGAACCTTAGCGAATGGAAGTTCAAAAGCTCTGTTGTTTACAGCATCATGACCACTTGAGCCTCTCCATCTCAAAATAGTATGATCATCATCTACCCAATAGATGTCTTGTTTTTTACTATAAAAGAAATCGTACCAGGCATCTTTATCAAATAGGTTTTTGGTTCTTTTCCCTACCCCCTGTATATCCTGGGGCGTGTCGGGGGTTGTAGTCTCTACCTGCCTTGTTACCCCGGATAGTTTAAAGTTCTTTATTCGGCCCTGTTTCGTTTGCAGGGTTAGGTGGGAGGAGGTTATGGTTTGCCATAAGTCCCTGTTGAAGCGGTAGAGAAAACCTGGCTCTAAACTCATTGCCATAGTATACATTGCGCAACCACCTTCCGTTCACTGGTTCCTTCCGGAATGATATATACTGTTTTACTACAGTTTTCTGGCTCTCGTCGCTTATTTACGGTTAGCACTATACCGCAACCGGGAGGTATTGGTAGGCACTCATCCAATGGGGCGTTCTTTTTAAGTGATGCATAGACATAATCGTCTGTGCAATTCATTACAAAGTATTCCAGCCCAAGCACATCAAATTCTAGTGAAAATGGCACGTTCGCCTGTGTCTCAGCTTGTAATATTTTTAAATCTGCCATATGTAATCTCCTTTACTTATATATAATTTGCAGCATTTGCTTCCGCCTCTAAAAGCTCCATATCAATGCACTCCAGTCTTGTATTTTCGAAGCCCTTCTGATGCGCCTTTATTTCCCAATCAAATTCTGTCCCTGGTGCTCCTGCTACAACAAAAAAAGTAAGCTCTTTTGAGCTTACCCATACTGGAGTGTTTGAATAACTTTGTAAGAAAATATAATAACCATATTCTGTACTGATTGTCTCTTGAAATATCGGTTCTATTTGTATATTTACAGTACCGTCCATGCCTATTGTGTTATGGCCCAAATCTCCAAACATAGGCTCTGGTGTTTCATACGCATTAAGAGTTCTTGTTCCAAAGTGCCGTGTACTAACAGCTCTTGATTTTCCCCCGCTTGCTACAAGGGCTCCAGATATCATTACGTTCCCTTTACAAGAAATATAATCCGGATAAAGACTTCCATAAATATAAACAGTATTTCTGAATTGAGATATACCATTAACAGATAAAGTCCCGCTAATGTCACAGGTTCCGCTGGTTGATATTCCGCCTGGTCCTAAACGGGCATAACCATTAATATCATTTGCAGAAAAAAAGCAATTATCTTTTCTAGAAGTTATCCCTATCCAATAATCTCCAGGAACACCTTTATCTCCAAAGTGCAAAGAATTACTGGTAATAAATGCTTTGTCATTCGCCCCCTCAATTATAATCAATTCCTTATTACCCGCTAAATCTTTTAGACTTATCTCTCCGCCCGTAATAACTGCGTTACCGCTGAACGTTCCGTTTAACGCCTCCATACTTCCGTTTTCGAGTATTCTAAAATTTCCATTGGCGGTAACAAGCCCCTCTAATTTAATTCTATCCGCCACAATAGAAGTTGTTCCTGTATTCAAAATCTCTATCAGGCCGTTACCAGTCAAACTTATTTTATTCGCATCTATTTTTATAGCTTCAGCCGTTTGATTAATCGACGATATCACTGAATCTTTGCTAACCTTAAGTTCAATGCTTTCTTTGTTTAAAGTGATATCCGATCTTGCCTGGGAGATTGCTGTGAGGACTCCATCTATATCTTTATATTCTGAACTGGAAACGGAAAGATTTATAGAGTCTACATCCATCTGTACAGATGACAACTTACTATACATAGTTTTATTGCCATTCTTAAGTTCCTCTATCTCTGACTCAGATACTAATAAAGAGATGTTGCCCTGTATAGCCTTTATGGAGGTATCCTGGGCGCTAAATTTTCTCGATATAGCGTACTTATCATATACGGTTGTCTTTGATACAAGCCTCATTGCCATATTATTCACCTTTTATTTCCATGTTCTTTAGCTTTTTTATTATGCAATAAAATATATTAACTGGAATAGATTATTTCCTGATAACTCTGCGGATACCGTACCGTATACTGCTCCACTCGGGCGATAATCCAGTTTTATTCCTGTGGTCTGGTCTCCGCTGTTTTGGCTACCCATGATAAAGCTTGCGTTAGTCAAGGGCGGGTAAGATGTAGTTATTGTTTCGGTTGTATGCCACCCCTGTGCATACCCAGCCATCAAAAAGCCGTGAACAATAACAAGCTTCCCATATTTATAGGCTTTAGTTATGCTTATCTTGTCAGTGGACGGCGTAAACGAACTTGTGATATCTGTCACAACTTGTTCCAGCTCCCCCACAACGTTATATTGAGTCCCGTCATAGACTAATTCGACAAATGAATTTGCCGTAATAAGACCTGATGGTACTGTAGCGCCTTTGTAATAGATAGCCTTTACCCCTGTGCTGCTGATATTTAGTGTTGGGCTAGCCACTGTATTTCCATAAGTAAACTTGACGATTGCCCGGGAACCTGTTAACAAAGAAAAGCCTGATATGCTAACCGTTTTTGCGGCTGTTGATGCTGAAGTTGTGCAGACTCCATAATGGTGTATATTGGAATCGCCTTTAAATCCTACTCCATCAACATAGCGTGTATTTTGTAGTGAAGATGCGGTAGTTGCATTCCCCGTACAGCTTCCACTGCTTCCGCTAACCGTAGTTTGTAGTGGATGAACATGGTCTCCTGCCGCAAACGTACTGTTCTCTGAACCTGTATTTGCAGTCCCGGCAACTTTTGGTAAAGTATTTGAACGCTTTGCATGGCCATATTGTGTATTGGATGCCAAACCATATTCTGTCCCAGAGCTTGAATGACTTTTAGGCGCCTTTTCGGAATTGAGTGTGTCAATTTGACTTTTTAAGTTTTTACAAATACTCACATCTGCAGGATTACCATCGACAGCAGAGTCCAAGTCGCTTTCTATATCTTTTGTGGCTGCAGTCCCAAGCCCAAGTTTAAGCTTAATTGAGTTATATAAGCTGATAAACTTCGTGAATTTTGTAGCCGTTGCATCCTCTATAATAAACACATCTGAATCATCAGCGTTTAATTTCTCATCGTAATCCTTAATTTTACCCATGTTGTTATCCTCCTATGTGAACTACCCATTAACTAAAGGCAATGGGATTGCGGTAGCTCTACTTCATTCCTATTATAGGGGTACCATCCAATGCTAAAATGTCATTACCTAAAAAATCTAATAGGGGCGCCTCCTCCCAAAGATAAAAATTGCAAGAATACTCGGCTTCAAAATTGGTTTCATCCCCTCGCAGTTCAAGGGAATACCCAGTAATCTGCTGATTATTCCAAACCAAATCCTCTTCTGCTTCTTCTGAACTCCTGGTCCAGACAAAATGTTCCGGTCCATATTCCTGGGTCACATCTCTATTCTTGGAATAAACCCTTGCATGGATAACAGATGTCTCTACGCTGTCTTTTACAGAACCCTCAACATAAGTTTGAAGAATTAAACCACCCTCCGAAACCGATATCCCATTTATCTCCTCCTGCATACTATCAAATGCGATTTGCAGATTTTGTCCGCCAGCGTCCATAATAATTTTGCTGGAATTGATCTGAACATTGCTTTCATTAACCTGAGTAACTAAAGATTGAATATCTATTTTCTTACCTTGTATATTGGCATTATCAGCTACCATCCCATCAACTATTACCGGTGTCTTGATTCCATCCGCCCTTACTCCATTCAGCGCATCAAACATTATGTTCCCGGATGCATCTAATATGTAATAATTAAACACACCGCCCGAATCCAAACCGGCTTGCATACGGACAATATTGTTTTTATCTAACCATTGTTGCGTTGCCCCTACAATCTTCATACCACCGGATTCATCTGACCAGATTTCAAATTTGTTAGTAAAAATTTTCCCAGCAAGAAGGTCATTTACAGATATTGAGTTTATTACTGCATTTTTAATAAGGGCATTATCTATAACTGCATTTTGAGTGGTCAAATGTATGTTTACCAAATCACCCACGCCCGCGTTGCCAGCCAGTAAGTTTTCTATGTTGGCATAATTAGCTTCCAGGTTATCAATCTTTCCGTTAGTTGCTGTCAGGTTTTCTATTTTCGCATATATTGCGTCAAGATTCTCAAACTTGCCATTAATGACTTCCAGATCCTTTATTTTTGCAAACGTAATTTCTGCATACTCAGCATCTAGTTTGTTTATAATAGCATGATTAACCAGCGCCAATTGAACAGAGTATCTATCTATACTCTGAGCCATGGGTCCTTTAAATCCTTGGTCAGATTCAACCTCAGATTCTCCTGTAGCCTTAATTTCTGTAGTAAGTCCACCGTCAAACTCTTGAGATATCATCATTATGGGGACCTTATAGGTTGTCCCATCTGTGCCCTTAACCGAAATTATATCCCAAGCATCTAATCTGGGGTCCCCCATAAATTTAAGGCTTCCAGGCATATATGAAAAACCTTTTAGAGTTTCATACACACCATTCAGCCTTTCCTGGGTCATAAACGGGTTTGAAATAGCCATCTCTCTCGTACCGGTTCCTGCTCCGATGGATATACTGTTGCCGTCTGCATCCTTGCCGGTATAGCAGACGATCCGAAGAAAATCATATGGAAAATCGTTATGAATAAAGCTGTCCCAGTATCGGTTGCTTTCCACTGTGTACTGAATAGGAGAATATCGCTTAATTTCTATCTGCCCTCTACGGTTGCAGATGGCAAATCCTGCATACATCTGAGAAATATAAGACAACACTTCCCGGCAAGTATATCCGTCTGGGCGTTTCATATCATAATTCACTAAACCTGAGGTAATAATATCAATCCCCAGGAATGCGGACATCTCATTTAATACAGCCATTGTAGTTGTATTCTCTGGTAGGCCTGAAAAAAATGCACGCTCGGTCAACATCATTCGGTCAAATGCGGAGAATTTTATACTTCCTTCGTCCGCTTCTGGCCTCTCTGCTGTAAACACTCCCATGGGAATATACTCTATTGCAGTATTTACCAATATTCCAAAAGAAAGCTCTATCTCATGGCTTTCTATAGGTACTGGCGGTTTATAAAGCTCTACCTCAATATACTGACTCACACAGCTTCCTATAATAAAGGATTCACCACTGTTTGAGCCGCCTTTTATTACAATACTTTTAATTCCATCCGTTATAGTAGTTTTGCTATCCACAACCAGCCTTGCATGGAAAGTACGGGAATCCTGCTGTATCACATCCCCAAATGCTGTTGTTGACTGATACACCTTCCCACCTCCAAACTATTCTTGGTAAACAGTCATAAATTCTATGGCCTGATACTCTCTGCCAGTTAATGCATCATACTTATTGTTTTCATCGCATCGGTTGAGAATTTCTTCCGTCACTGTCTGAATATTAAATTCTACTTCTATATTCAGAAGCTCTTCAATCTCATTTTTATAATTTTCAGGATCGGTAATTTTATAATTGCCATCCACTACTATATCGGCCCCATTCGTGTCTTTTTCTGCATATTGCCTTACTATCTTCTGCTGTTCTTCGGCATAGCACTTTGCAGCATTATTCAATGTGTCCAGGTTGATTTTTATTGCTGTATAAAGGGGACGTGGAATACTCTTATCCATAATCCCAGGAGCATAATTGTAAAACCCTAATATGTCACTGTTCTTAATCTTCATTGCTGCGTCACCTCCGTGTTAACTGTATTAATACTATCCTCTAATTCGCGGACCATAGCCTTGAAATCATCCTCATCCTGCCGACATTCTGTTTTGTTTGCTTCGTAAAGCTCCATATTTTGTACCGTTGTGGAAGAATTAGATCTGCCATCCGCTGTGTTAATCGTGGCGGACATATAAAGCACAGATTTTTCTCCAATCATGCTGTTACCTGTTAACGAAATGCTTTTGCTTGTCTTCAACATAAAATTGCCTCCTTTTATTTTTCGATTAAATCTACCGCCACCCCCTGATAGGTTTTCGTTCCATTCGCATAACTATAAACAGGGTATGTAGGGGTTCCGGCATAAAACATCCTGGTTATCCTTGCATTGCTCCCAGGGTCCAGAAAAGTGACGTTAAAAAAAGCAGGGGTGACTGCAGCATCAATTATAGCTACTTCACTCCTACTTAATGGCGGCCACTGACATTGTAATTTGTATTTATACCCTGCAATGTCACCTATCATGCTTGCGTCTGCCGCGCGCCCGGTGTTTTTAGACCAGATTTTTTCTTTTGTTATTGTCAGCCCCTCTTTCTTTAAAGTAGGCATTGTGACTCCATTGATAACAATGGGCTGTGGCATATGATCACCTCCTTATTGTGGGGATATAAAAAGAACGCCCTGAATAGAGCGTTCTAATTCATTGCTATTAGATGGTGGTGCGGAATTTGACCCTCCCATATTTCAATCCGCAGCCCCACATAAGGGGCTGACACCTGATACCATCCATGATATTTTTCCACTTCCCTCCATTTCAATCCGCAGCCCCCACATGAGGCTGACACCACCGCTGTTGATCAAATGAACTACAGCGCTCAAATTTCAATCCACAGCCCACATAAGGGCTGACACAGCAAAATCGCACAACTTTATATCATATTTTTGTGTAATTTTACTATAATTCTACAGTTATAACTTAACATTTTAATTCTCGTTACAATTTATCCTGCATACATGGGATGCTTTATGTAAATCACTTTCCTTCCCAACAATAACCACATTCTAAACAATTATATTTGTTATGCTTTTTATGCCTTAGCCCAGTAAACGGAACTGACATTCCTAATGTAGCAAATCCTAGAATCATTTTACCAGCCGATGTTTTTTCTCTTTTTTTCTCTTTAATTTGCCCGCCAACAACTTCGTATTCCTTTTCCATGTTTACATCGCTCTTCAATAGATTTACATTATTGCTACCGCATCTTGGGCAACGTAGTGAATTCACCATCCACGACGCATTGCTATTAGGCGAACGACTTTTAAGGTCCTGATTGGTTGCTTGTTCTCCATTGCTATCTCCAATTTTATTTTTGGTGGGCTTTTTGGTGAATATATCAGATGGAATTTTATTTTTCAAACTTCCATATGAGTATCCGCAGAATGGGCACTTATCTATTCCTTCTGGAATATTTCTATTGCACTTATAGCACTCAAACATCTGCGGAATTTCCTCAGGAGAAAGCATTCTCGGTTTCAGAATCCAATCTGAACTATATGGAGCACCACAAAATTTACATGCAGATACCCCTAGAGTGTTTTCAGTCCCACAAAATGGACATAATATCATTTCATCTTCGTTCGCATCCAAATTTATTTGTCCACGGTCTAATTCTTTTATAGGAAACCCACAGTGAGGACATATTGACGCTCTATTACTCACTTCTTTACCACACTCCGGACACCTTATCAATGCCATATCTCCGCCCCCTCTAATAAAATATTTACTATCATAATTATATCAAATAAAAAGAATGCAGTAAACATCAGAAAGTTCTAGGGTGTTAGATGATTATAGGACACCTTCCCGTTGATTTAGTTCTTTTATTTACCTCTTCTATAACCACATCCGTTACTTTTTTGCCGCCAACATAGATATTGACCTCTGGTAGCTGACTTCCGTCATAATTATCCATGGCCGCCACCACTGCATTATAAACAGCCGGACCAACGCCGGCGGCTATGCCATCAACTATCTGATCGTTATTAGCAACAGCGGAGCGGTTACCCATACGGCCAACCATCTCATTAATACCATTTTCACGCGCCATAAAAAGCTCTCCGGTATTCGGAAATCCCCCTTTTGCATACCAGCTAATTCCAAATGAAGGAATTGAGAAGCTGCTTGTACCTAATGTAAGATTTCGCCAGTTGATTTGCAAATGTGGTAATGGTATATGCAAATTAGTAAAGGCACTTTTTAAATTAGAAATCGCATCCTTGCCCATTGTTCCTATATCACGCAGTGAATCATTAATGGATTTTGATGTATGTCCAATTAATTTTGATAACTTACTATCAATTGTACCCCACTTATCGCCTAACGCATTATTTAGGCCATTAACAAGATTTGTCCCTATGCCATACATATATTTTGATGGGCTATGAATATCAAATCCATCACTTTTACTTGTAAATAGGTCCTTTATTCTATCTACTATGCCCTTGGATGCATTTTCAACTTTATTTTTACTCGACTCAATTCCTTCAGCTGTACCATCCCCTATACCAGCTCCAATTATCTTAGCCTGATTTGGAGCACTTATCTTTAGCCTATCCATTACACCAGATAGTGTCGACTCAAATTCTTCGGATGATACTCCGGATTTTTGTAATGCATCCCGCAAATAGACCATCCCGTCCTCAAAAGGGGCCTGCCATTGGGCATTGGACAAGGTCTTATACAAATACTCAAAATCTTCCTGAGTAATATCTCCTTTATCTTTAAGCGCTGTGAGAGCTTCTAAAAGCACACCATAATTTGTTCTATCAGCCGCAGTCTGCGTAACATTAATGGTTTCCGCAAGCCCTGCCAGTGCAAACACTAAAGTTGGAGCTGTACTTGTCATAAATGCGCCGAAAGAAGTCATCCAGCCAGTACCTGTAGCGACACCGCCTGCTGCTCCATTCGCTGTGGCGGCACCTGTAACTGCCGCTCCGAATCCGGCCCCGCTAAGTACTGTTTTAACTTTACTTAATCCGGAAAAAAGTCCAGCTAACCCAGTTATCAATGAACTTGAAATCTTAATCGCCGCAATAGAAGCCGCAATCGTCCCAATAGCCTTTCCTATGGCTTCCAATTCATCAGGATCCATCTTCTTTAAAGCATCCGCCAACGCACCGATTATATCTGCAAGCGAATTCAGAAGCGGCGCTCCTATCTCATTCAGCATAAAATCAAAGAAATCCAGGAATCCGTCCGCAAATCCTTTTACGAATGGTGCCAGCGCCTCAAATAAGTTACCGATGGATTGTACAAGCTTCTCCCAATCTACCTTTGACACGAATTCCATCAGTATATCTTTCATCTGGGATATTTTAGACCACAGCCAATCCCAATCAACGTCAATCACGCCGAAGGCATCCAGTGCCAGTACAATGCCGCTAATCCCTAATGCTATTGCTCCGAATGGGTGCGCTGCCAATAATGAAAATCCCTTACCAATTGCTCCGCCGTCACCGAAGATAGACCCAAACCATGTTAATCCTTTAAATGCAAGAAAAGCGGTGAATAATTCTCCCAGGGCGTATCCTATGCGCTCGGCCGTCTCAGGGTTGATTTTTTTGAGAGCATCAGCCAACGAATTTAACCCGCCCGGCACGACTTTATTAATAAAATCAGCGCCAACAGAAAGTAAATCTTTGAAGAAATTAACAAGCCCCTGGCCTACCGACTTGGCAAATGGAGCTAAGGCATCCCATAACCTCGCGAGAGAATTGTTTAGTTTCTCCCATTGGATTTTATTTCCGAAATCGGTCAGCGCATCTACCAGCTGGAGAATTCCTTCCCCCATAGTCCATACAGCTACTGGTTTCAAAAAATACTCATAGAAGTCCATCAGGGCATTCCAGGTAAATTTCGTAGGTTTCTGCAGCATTGTGAAGAATTTTGCCAACACCCTATTAAGACGTCCCCAGTTTATTTCATTTAGCAGGTCATTTGTTATATTAAAAAACCTCGGAAGTCCGGAGTTATCAGCCAGCATCCATTTACCCATGGGTTTTAGGTAATTATGCCAGAGGTCATTTAAAGCTCTGACAGAAAAATTCCCAAGTTTCTTTAGCCCCTGGTTATATAATTTCTTTAATGCCGCCGTTGTCGGTTCTGCAGTTTTCCGGATACTTTCTAAGGCTTCTCTGAATTTGTCAGCCCACTTCAAAATCTCCTTATCAATCGGCACTTCTTCAAACATCTCTGATGGAGATGGCGGTGTGTACCCATCAGAGCTACCGCTGCCGGAAGTACCACGATCCGTATTGTCACTTAGTTTATTTATCTCGTCAAATCCAAGGAGAGTTTTCTCAAGTTCCTTTGTAGATTCGTTGGCTTTATCTGCGCTGTCAGACGTTTTGTCCAGGCTGGCCGCATAATCTTCTGTAACCGGGATTGCTTTTGTGAAGCTTGACCTCCCAGACAAGGCTGCAAAAAACATACCCACATATGTAACGGCCCGGGAAATCAAATTGATAAACGTCACCAAATGCGGAGCTACCACATCCAAAATTGGCGCAAATGCCGTAGCAAAGCTATTTTTCAGCTGCGTCATGGCTGACATCAAAGAAGAGATACTTCGGTTGGTCCGGTCAGAATATTGTGCCAGGTTCTGCATTCCGGTGACAAATCCTTCGTTTATTGTGGAGATCATCCTAAACACAGTAGAATACAGCACAGACATTCCAACCATACGCCCGATACTTAGGCCATTCATGGCCCTGTTGCCTGACTTTTTAGATTTTTTACCTAAGTCGGAAAGTCCCTTAGATAAGTCAGAGAAAAAGCTGCCTAACTTTCTGGACTGCCCCTTTGATTTACCAAAAAGGCCAAATATCCCACTACCTGCATTCCCTTCTCTTATAAGGCTCCTGGTTGTTTTCTCTGCCTCTTTGGCTAATTCCCGATTACTCCTGGACGCTCTGCTCTTTTTTCTGGCCAGTGCTTCCATCTCATCTGCCGTGAGGCCAGCGCTTTTCCCTTCTCCTCCTATCGCATCTGCTGACATGTTGGATAGCTTCGCCAGTTCTGCCATGTATTTTTTATATTCTTTTTGCTTCTGCAGCACCTTCTCAAGTTCAAGATACTTTTCATCATACTGGGAATTGCCTGCTCCAAGCCCTTTAGAACGCATTTCACCTAGGTCTGCCTTTAGCTTACGTATCTGACCTTCATATGTGGATAAATCCAGGCTCACTGGTATGTCAGAAAGATTATTAAGTACTGCAGATGCGTTGACGCCGAATTGCTTTACGGCATCGTCCCATCTTTCTATGTTTTCAGCTGCCTGCCCAAATACCATGCGCATAGCATCCGCATTATATTTCATGGAATCCGGTGCTACAGATGCAGTTCGTGACCACTCATCTGCGGTCACATCAGGTTCTCCTCGATAGATAGGGAAAGCACTTCTTTGCGTCTCCTTGATTGACTCCAACTCTGCAATTTTGGCCCGGTAAATATCAAGCTTATTGACTGCGGCGTTAATATCATACTGAAGGTTTTCCCAAGCTTTCCCAGATGGGGCGCCCTCTGAGGTTGCAATAGTTTTTTCCTCTTTAGCAAAAAGTTTATCTAACTGTTTCTCTAGTTCAACAGCTGCCTTTTTAAGATTCTCAAGATCTGATACTCCGGCCTCCGACAAATCTATTTTTCCGGCATATTTAAATTTTTCTGCTAATTCATCTGCTGATAGTGACGCCTTTTTTCCTGTCTGGGCCATCTTCTTAAAGTCTCCATCGTTGATTTTGATGGAGATATTTTTTCCGTCCAGCTCCTTAACGGCTATTGAAAGATACTTCAGGGCATTACCGACTTTTTGTAGTTTCGAAGCATCAACATTTCCAAGCTTTTCAATATTCCTGGCCAGTTTGCTGAAATCAGAAGCCTTAAGATCTTTAGTGCCAGATACTGATTTTTTTAAGGAATCAATGCCCCTCACAAGCGTACCTAACCCACTATTATCCAATTTTCCTAATGCTTCGGATACCTTGTCTAATTTTCTAGACAGCCCTTCCAACTGCTGGTTAGCCTTTTGAGCCTGTGCCTCAATCTCAATTTCTAATCTATCTATTTGCGTACCCATGATTTCACCACACTTTCCATTATGGCGCTCATGGGCGCTCTAATTATTGCATTTTTCGAATCTGCTATTGAACACTTCTATGAATAATTTGAATTCGTCTTCAGGTGATACTTCTTTTGTTTCTGTTCCAAACGGCTTATCAGGATACTTAGCCCCTTTAGGAAAGCAGCTTGCTATTGCCTTTGCCACGTAAACACCATTTAGCCATGCAGTATAGTCAGTAACCTTGCTACGCATTTCTACTTCCTCTGTTTTTGCATCCTGATACATTTTCAGTATTTTAGGGTTTATTTTCCAAAACGTGTCGTAAGGAATCCCGTATTTAATGGCTACGGGCAACCAAACATCATATATAATTTGAGAATACGTACTGTATTTATTTAAATCTGTTATTCTTCCTGTTCGGGTTGTTTCACATTCTTCTTCGTTTTCTCCTGGCCCGGCCCAAGGAGTTTTTTGAAAAAAGCTGATTCGTCAACCGCTTTCGAAAAAGCTTCGTAAATCTCAAGGACATTTCCCCCGCCAAGAATATGCTGCTGACATAACTCCTCTGCTTCACTCCTATCACAATCTGCGACAACACCAACAAAAGCAACTGCCAAAGAAAAAATCTTTTGCTTTTGAAATAGCTCAATGACAGAGAAACCCATATCTTCCATAGCTACCATATCTCTAAAGCCCAACTGGTGGACAGTATAATTTTTTTGATTAATTTTTATATTTGCCATACTCAATCTCCTTTTAACAAGCTAATATCAATTCCCACTCCGCAGGGAAATTGACTTTTAACAGTCTTCTAATAAACTAAAAACGGGAAATACTGCCAAGTATCTCCCGTTGCATTTCATGATCCCGCTCCTGCCGGTGCCGCTACATCAATTTTAGTTGATGGAGAAACCGAAATTGTCATCTCACGTACTCCGTTTACCTCTCCTTCATTGATGTAAACGGAGTGCTGCCCCTGCCATGTAGCCACACCATCTACACCCTCTTTTCCCATACTTACCCGATAATGCAAATCCGTATTTGCCTTGGTCTTTACAGCTAAATAAGCCTCCAGCTCATAGTTTGCCGTAAATTCCATTGCTTCCATTGACTGTACCCCGGGAACATAGGTCTGTGTCTCATCTTCCAAATCAGTAGTCTCCAGCTGCTCCGGTGATCCGCCTAAAGCCGGATAAGATTTGATTTTACAGAGCTTTTCCCAGGTAGTCCCATTTGCACTTGTTTCTAAAATGGTATTAATAGTACTTCTTCCGCCTGCCATAATTTATCATCCTTTCTACCTGTAGCTGTTACAGGTCAGCGGCTGTGCCAAATCCACAACCGGTATTCTTGGTTTATTTGTATCTACCGCTAAATATCTGCGGTCAGCGACTATGGCAATTCATAGCCGGTACTTACAGTCTTATTTTAATTCCCCACTATTTTACCCATAGCTGGGAGATATCGGACTACCAACCTTTCTGACTAAAAAGCCACGAAAAAAAGAGCCGTTAAGCTCTTTGGTTGCGCTGCATATTTATATCTCTTCTCCCGCTCCAATCACCCGGCTGTATCGGTATATCACCCGATAAATGTTGGTATCTGCCGCATTACCCGGCGTAAATGGCCCTGTACGCCTATATCCAAGTTCTCTCATGGCATCTGCTGCCAGTGCTGCAATACTCTTAGCTTCTGTGAGATTCTTGTTAGAATAGGCTGTAATCTCTATTGTGGAGGTCACAGCATTTTCATTGTTCTCCAGGTCGTCGGCCGCAGAAGAGTTTTCCAACTGCTTAAATCCGGTATAGGGGAAGGCTGGTGGGCTACCATCGGTGGAAGTTCCAGCGTTAGGGCATTTTTCGGAGATTGCTTTCTTTACGGTGGTAAATATTCTATTAAATACATCAAGCACTTCCAAACACCTCCTTTGCCAGCTTTGGAACTAAATTGCGTAAATCACGGCCAGTTTCAAACATAAACGGCTTAGATGGCTGCCCTCCAGACCAATGCCACTCACCATTTTTGAAGTACCACCATCCCGCGGAGCCATGCCCGTTGATATCGTATTTCCAATTTGCTAAGGATGGGTCCGGGTGTGGATTTTGTTCGCCGCGCAGGCCAAATCCCCACTCTACGAAAGCGGCATACTCGCATCCAGTGTAAATAATCCATCTTGCCCCATTGGTCAGCACTGCCCCCGGCTCATCCATGATACTGTTGAGAAGCTCACCTGAATCAATGGCAGGGAACTGTGTGAGTTTGACTTTTGCCAGAATCACTCCCTCGTCAGCAAGACGGTGAACCAGCTCTTCACATTTCTGGGTAATTTCCTTTTGGTAGTCACGGAGCTGCTTCTTGGCAGCCTTAATTTCCCTGGTTGATAAGCCAAAACTGATTTTCTTAACCATCAGTATTACCTAACCAATCTTGTGGCCAATCATGTACATACAGAATTTACCTCCACATTCACATACTTGATTACAGTCAAACACATCGTAATTTTCATTTGATTTCTTGTCATTCTTTGGCTGTGGACTTCCGCATTTTTCGCATCTAAACTCAATATCTGGTTTCTTGTTCACTTTATATACCTCCATTCTTCTGCCGCCATTTAATGGCAACCATAATAGAGTTCAAACTTCTCGCAGGCTTTGTCGCCACTGTATAATCAGCGCTATCCGGGTCTGCGGTACCATCTGGTTTCAATACCGGCTCTGTCTCAATCCAAATGAGACTATGTTCATTGATGGGGCAAGTCATGTCGGTGGTGGATATCGTCCTTGTGAAATCCAGTTCTTTCCCAAACACCTCGTTCTGCGCATCTCCACGTCCGGCGGAAATATTGGCATAAAAAGAGACGGGTGCTGAATAGCCCGTCTCGTAGTCGCCAGTTTCGTACCCGTCACTGTCCAATATCGGAACCCTGTCTTTGTATTGAGCATACCAGAAAGGCTGCTCGTTTCGTTTTAATGAACGCATATATACCTCCATAATTCAGAATATTGAGCGTACACGCAATAAACAACGTCGTACAAGAGTTTCTCCATATATAAATAGGTTATTGCGTCAAAACACAATATAGAGCCTACAGCACTCCACACATTGGCACAATCTCCGTATAGAGTTTGTCCTCATCAATAAACGTCCGAGAGATACCATTCTCGCTGTGATTGCTCTGCCCCTCGGCTCCCTGCATATTATAAGCATATACTACAGCCCGAAACACCACATTGGAATACTGGGCAATTGCAGCCTGCTCCTGCTCTTCTTCATACCCAAAAGGATACCTCCGGTTCACAACATTCTGACACGCCAAGTCAACAAGGAGTGAGATAATCCTCTTGTCACTTTCTCCTAAATATATTATGAGATTTTCAATGATGCTTTCTTTATCCACTCCTCACACCTCCTTTATTTGCCTGCTACTGGTTTTCTCCCGCGTTTAACCGGAGCCTTTTCTGGCGGAGCTTCTTTTGGTACATCTTCTGTCATTCCATCCACCGCATCCGATTCAGAGGTTTTTGTCCCTACTTCTGCTTTACACATATCCAGGTCAGTGATCTCCGTCTCATCTCCGGGTTCATTCATATTCAGGTCAGTGGGCTCCATCTCACTTTCTGTCACATTCATATCCAGTTCGGGGATTTCAGTCCCCGCTGGATAATATTCACCCTTATATTTTACTGTATGGTCAAATTTCATGCCTAACCCCTTAATATGCTTTGATAGCAAATGTGTCATCCATGCGCTCATAGGTTGGAAGCACGATTTCAGACACTATACACTGGGTTACGATTGGATGCGGTGTGGTATAGGTATAGATAGCCACACCAGTATTAACAATGGACAGATTGCCAATGCTTGCATCACCGCTTCTTTCTTCTGGTGTTTTGCCATATTTTGTGCTGCCAAGAGCAGTCTTTCCAGGGAGGAGCGCCACCATGCCATCAGGGATGAAGGTCTTTTCTGCACCGGAGTCACCTATAAAGAGTTTATCATATACCATAATCTCCAACCTCAAATCCTCACTTTCGCGGATGAATCTCCTGATATCAGATTCTTCAATAAACACGGGAGAAGTGGATGCTTTCGCTATGATATAGTCATGTACCTTTTTGCTCTTCACAAGCTTGTTCCAGGTATTATCATTCATCACTGCCAAAGTTATACTTTTCCCACGCTTTTTCATAGACTTTTTAGCAGCCTTCAAATCCTCAAAGGGATCGCATGTTTCTGGGTTGTCCCACTTACTTCCTTCTAACAATTCCATAAAGTTCTTTGACTTGTAGGAACCATCGACGTCGTAGTTGTAATCATAGTCCACATTATTCGCTGAAATTGCAATTTTAGGTGAACCATCCACTGGACAGAGCAACTGCCAAATCATTCTCTCAGGAACCACATCAGCGCCCTGGATTAAATCCATCGGCCCCAGCGCAATCTGTCTTAACAGCTCCTGCGCAATAGCCGGGTCCGCTGCATTCATCATATTCTCATAATCCTGGGCATCTTTTTCCTTAACCAGATAGGATTCGCGAAAGAACGGCATCTCAGTTTCCATCTCTTTGAATCCAATTCTGTCTCTGACGGTTGCCAGCGCATCAAAATTGGATGGTGTCAGGGAAACCGGCAGTCCTTTAGATCCTTTAAACCATTTCAGGTCCATTGTAGGAGACTTGGACGCCGGGAAAAAGCCGCTTCCCAAATAAGGTGCGATACCCATAGTCTGTTTATATGCATCCCACAGAACTCCGATCGCTCTTGCTGTAAATGCTTCTTTTAATGGTAATGCCATAGTATTAGACCTCCTTTGTCTTAATCAAAAAACGTTACTCTTGGCAGGGCAGACTTTGCTTCCGCTGAAACAGTAACGCTATTTTTCGCAAGTTTCTTGTTATCAATAGAGCCTTCAAAAATTCTGGTTCCCGGCGCTTCTCCATATGTAACATCCACATCATGAAGCAAAATCCCTTTACAGGTGGCATCATTTGCCGGGTGCGGGGTGCCTGCCTTAACAATTTTCTTTCCATTGCTATCTGCAACGACTCCAGAATCGGAAACCATACAGGCCTCTCCTTTAAAATCGTTAAATTTCAAGATTTCAATAGGGCTTCCATATTCTTTCTGTGTAAATTTCATTATGTTATCCTCCTTTTACTCGCACATTAATAGATTTCAAAAACTGATTTTGAAGCTTCTTCTGAAGCAGAAAACGTACCAGCTACTTCTTCTGCAAATTTTACATCCTCTGATTTTTCCTCCGCGCCACCGGAACCGCCGCTAGGAGCTGGAGTACCATCCATTAACTCCTCTTTGGTCTTTTGAATTGCAGCTTCTTTCTGCTTCGTTACCATGGTTGCAAGTCCAGTTGCCATGGACTTTGTTTTATCTGCATCATCAGAAATAATACCATCAATGAGGTCTTTGTAATCCTCCTCTGTCAGCCCGGCAGCAACAAGGATTTTTTCTGCATCCAGTCTGTTTGACTTTTTCGCATAATCTGTTTTTGCACTCTCGGCATCCTGTAGAGCCTTTTGGATTTTTTCCGCATCGGTAAGGTCTGCCTCCTGAAGTTTGTCATACTCCGCAGCCTTTCTTGTTAGTTCTTCAAAGTCAGCCTTCTTTGGAACTTTGTCTTTCCATGCCTTTACATCATCCCCGTTGATGTTCAAAATTGCCGTAATCTGTTCCTCGGTAGCGTCCGGGAACTGATTTTTAATATCCTCTCTTGTCATTGCTTCTTCCTTTCCAGAACATACACTTTTTTAACACGGTGCGCTCCGCATAGTTCCTATCCTCTTACGCTCGGACATGCAAAAATATAAACAACGTTAACGAAAAACTACTCCGCTACTCGTTGTTCTTTCACTTAAATCTGTGTGTCTTTTACCGGATTCAAAATTATGCTCACCGGTTTCTGTATCAAAGGTGTTAATTCCTCCACACTTTCGGCATTTTATTCGGCCCCTTCCTGAAAACTCCCCAAGAAGCAGGCTACAGCCTTTTCCCTTGCATCGAACTTCAATCATCTACTCACCACCTTTCGGCGGATTTTTAGACTGAGTCTTTAAAAGTTCTAACGATTGTGCAGACTTCCTTTCCTCTTCGGCTTGCATCTCTTGGGCGGTCTTATAAAGAGCATCCAGATAAGGCTTTGACTGGACATAAACCTTTTCCGGGTCTCCCCAGAGGTCGCAGGTCTTAATGGCAATCTTGGGATGTATACCTTTCTCCAGAAGATAAATCAGGGCCTGCGCTTTAACCAACATATTATCTGTCTTGTTCCGGGTAATTTTCACATCGATATCGTTAATTTTCAAGCCTGAACTGATAAGCTGTTTCGTCCTGAGGATCATCAGCACATTTTTCAGCGCCTCTTTCTCTGATTTGATAATGACCGGCTCATCAATCTTTGCTCGCTGCTCCGCAAAATCCCAACCATTCCGTAGATATACGGCCTGTCCGGTATCTCCGCCGGTATTTTGTTCACGATTTGGCATACCTTCGATAATAAGTATGTTTTTATACAAATCATCCTTAGCAACCTGCGTCTGCTCCTGATTCAGCTCATTGGAAATCATATCCACATCAGCCTGAACGCCCTGCTGGGATTTAATCTTAATTGCACCCAACTGGCACATACGAAGGAAATCATCTTCATTAATCTCGCAATTTACAAATTTCATGAAGGCCTGCACGAACTGGTCTATGCCATCCATCCGGTTAGACTGCATCCCGTTGACAGCATCCAGCATAGTGATTACTATTTCAATGTCAGACAAGCGCCTCACATTATTTGGAAACTCCACCAGCATAATGCGGCCATATCCATTGGGAGCGGATTTTTCAGGGATTATCTTACTATTTTTTATGTAATAAACCTGCTTCGGAGTGCTGCAATAGTATACATTTTCATTCATATCATCCTTTGCCTGAGTAACAGACATTAACGGCCTGCTGCCAAACTCCGAGGAATACACAACGAAATTGTATCGTGGGTCAGGCGTATCAATTCCGACGGGACACTCGCCAAGGCCAATATTTGCCATTGCATTGCTCCAATTATACCGATACGCAGTTCCGACATTACTCTGCCACTCCCCTATCTGGATGTCATAATAGGGCTTATCAATGGATTTCATCATTTTATTAAGTTTGTCGATTTCCTGCGTTTTTGCCTCGTCCTTGTCAACGCTTACGTATTGGACAGGCTCACCAAAGCTCTGGGCCATCATAAATCGTACAATCTCCAAAGCATGGTTTTCTACCACGTTATTTTTGATTTCTGGCCTTACCTGCTTTTCCCTATAAAGGATGGGCTGATTCCCGTTCATATAGTGATAAAGGTAGTCAATCTCGCGGCGATTCTGCCAATGGACAACCAGTGCCTTGCCAAGTTCCTGCACCACATTGGCTGCATTGATTTCCTTTACGTGAGACTTTATGACCTTTCTTCCAAACACCCCGTGGCATACATCTAAAAAGGATTCTCTGTTTTTATGGTATATCACACTGGTTTCACCGCCTTTCTGAACGAAAATAGCACCAGCGTTTTGCCGGTGCCGTACATACTTTTCACTAATACCATAATACCATTTCAAAAAGTTGCATGTGTTGCAAATTAACCCAACATAGAAAAAATTTCTCCAAGATTACTGTTATTACCTGTTTTATCCAACACAGCATCTATTTTTCTGGAAATGACACTCTTGTCATAACCCAGTTCATATCCGATTTTTTCAAGAGACCAATTTTCAATGTATTTCAATCGAAATATTGTCTGTTCTTCCAGGGTTAAACCTGGATTATCGAATATGAATCTCTCTATATCCAATTTCATATCCTCATATAGTATCCTGTTTCCTTCCAAATCCACCATTAGCTGGCGAATCATGGTTTCTCGCTCCTCTTTTGATTTTACACTCGCTCCGGAAACAACAAAATGACACGCTGCATACGGAAACATTTTCATAGAACCATTGACTACGCCATGCTCTGATACAAGAGGATGATTTTCAAAATACCGAAGCCTGCGCTCCATAGATTTAATCATGCTACCAAGGTACTTATAGTTTGCAAAAAATTCTCTGGTTAAAATCATATCCCGTATTCCTCCTAAATCAACATGGTCTCTGCATTGGCTCCGCTTTTGCGGTATATCCTCCGCTCTCTCGAACCGCCAGCATCGCCAACATATCCGGTCCGTCATCATGCGGGTTTCTCACTAACTGGCTGTACACACACACCCAGCTCATCATCTGTCCATAATCAGACTTTACTTCATATCCATCTGGATTCTCCGGTGTCTTGGGCGCCCGGAAGATAACATGCTCTATAACCCATGGGCTATTGACAATGATTCGGGTTTCCTTATTGGTTGAGGTGTATTTTTTATCAATGCTACAACGCCCGCCACGCTCTTTTACTTTCGCCTGAATTACATCTCCGGTACGCACGCCCTCTTTGTTTGACTCAATCTGGCAAATCTGGGTATTATTCCTTACGAGGCAATCGGCGTTCAAGTCATCCAGTTTATATGGGTCAATATTCTGGAATACGCAGTCATGCAAGTAGTAATCCTGACCATATTGGTAGAACACACCAAGGGCATTGTAATCCGTTCCAGTTCCCTTCGGGTCAAGAATCGCCAGAATCGCATCCGGTTCTTTATCTGGCAGCACACCATAGTACCGCCGCAGCTTATCAGGTTCATAAAGAATCCCCTCACGCTCCACTGGTTCATTCTTGTACAGACACTTATATGTAATATCATCCAGGGATTGCTCAATGTCCTCGAAATAGTCTTCATCGAATCCAACACCGTACTTGAAATTCCAGTTGCTTTTATGAGTCTCTGGGTCAATATCGGGCACTGATATAAAAACGCACCTGTCGTTCCCGCGATAAATATTCTGTATACGCCCAATTACATCCCATACGGACCACCGGGTTGCGATATGGAGTTCCTTACACTTTTTGCCTTTCTTCCCCTGCTTTTTACGGGTCTTTAGGTCAGTACTGTATTTGGTCCAAAGCTTATCCAGGCGAATTTTAGACAAAGCTTCCTCAATTCCTGAGCACAAGTCATCGCAGTAAAGCAATCCTTCAGCACGGGTAACACCAGTTTGGGAGGCTCCAAGCGCACGGAACGTTATAGACTTAAATGGTTTGAACTTGCCGAGATTAATTGTTTCTTCTTTGGCATTGACGTTCTCAATCTGAACATCCGGGAAAATGTCCCGCCAGCAATACTCAGCTACCTGCCCAGGTTTCAAGCCTACACCAATGATATTGCAGATTACGTCATAAACCATCCGGGTAACATGACCGGAATGAGAAGAAAACAGGTTACATAAATCCGGATTCCATCCTATCCAACCGGATAAGAACATCTCGGCAAGAGTTGTCTTCCCGATACCTGGCGGGCAAGATATAGATAAAATATCAATCTCATCATCAATAAGTTTCTGCAGGGCCTGTACGATGCCGTGCTGACGAAACTGTTCGCGCCGAGGAAGATAAAAGCGTTCTTCCGGATCCCGGTCCTTTTCTAGATATAGCAAATATGAGTCTAGATCTCGGTTCTGCGCCAAAAACAGCATGGACTTCCAGTACAGGTCCGCAAATCGTTTGACCTCCGCCTTGCCTCTAGTGCCGATTGCTGCTTTCCGTTTGACGAACTGCGCCTCATCCTTTGCCAGCTCAATATCTTCATCTTTGACCGCCAGCACCATATCCATGAGCATTGAGAGGTTGTCATATTGGTTGAGGTCCCTCTTATGTAGCGCACGAATAATCTGCAGGTGTTTCTTTAAATCTGTCATATTGCCACTTCCTTTAACTGTTGCAGGTTAGCGACTATCTCTGATTGATAGCCGGTGTTGCTGTTTGTTATTTGGACTAAATACGCTTATAGGAATTTTCTAATAAACAATTTCCATGTGACATAAGTCGGTTTACCATGGCACATTCTTCGCCATTAAGAATATACTTCACTGATGCGGATTCGTAAATCTTTGCTTTTTCACGTAGTAACATATCTATGGTTTCATCAATGCAGTGTAAACGTGCCTCTTGGCCAGGAGAAAAAATATATTCTGTTTTCATTGTAATACTCCTATCATCACAATCTATTATTTCTTAGTCAATTATCATTAGCAACTCCATTTTCCACAATAAAAAACCAACCATCGAATATTGATGGTTGGTAATAATAGATTTATATCCACAAAATTCTAAAAAATTCTTTTCTGTGATAAGCATCTATTTCTATAGTATTGGTTTTAAATGAATCGGATGCGCTTGATGAAAACATAAAATCATAAAGCGCACATAAAGCTTCTAATTCATCATAATCCTCTTTAGCAATGTATCTACAAACATAAACATTATAAATATGTACTTTTTTAAATATATTTATCAATTCTTCTTGCAAATCACCATTAATAAATTTCTGTGCTTTTTCATCATTCCGAATTTTTAGCGCCCAAATTATGGAGGCAAATAAGCGCGTAATAAAACTGATTTCACTAAATCCATCCTGTCCTATCTTGCCCTCAATATATTGCATCTTTTGATAATATATATTAAATTCACGCATAGTCATTCTATAATATGTACACATTTCACTAATCAACTTTTGTGAATATAAATGTCCTTGTCTCTGAGCATCCAAGTAATCTAGATACAAATCAGTATCTATTCTTTCTAAATTAAACTCGAAATCAAAAAACCTATTTAAATAAGCTGAAGCATTAAAGGAGTCTCCATAAAATTTCTTTATAGTATGAATTAATTGTGTTTTATTTATGGAGAATAAAAACATAACTCTTTGATCGTTAATTAAATGTTTCGTTTTTTCCAATATCCTCACCGCATAATCAGGCCTACACCTATCAAGTTCATCAACAATTACTAAAAGCTTTTGGCAATGCTCTGTAATTATCTCATCAAAAACATTCTCTAATGATTTTTTAATACTTTCAGTTGATTTTACTGCACTGAAGAAATCATTAGGAGAATCTATCATTTTATCTAAATCAATATTTACATTGCCAATTGTTAAGCCACTCAACACATCAGCAAACCCTTTCCTAAGACTGCGTTGATTTACAAACTTTTCCTTTACGTATCCCTGCTCAATTATAGAATATAATAGAGATATCATAGGATTTTCATGGTCATCATGCATCCAAGCATCAAAATATATTGGAATAAAAGTATTTTTCATTTCCAATGAACGAAACCTCTGTTTCTGATTCACTGCTGTATCCAAATCTGATATCGTCTCTTCACCAAATGAACAATGTCTATAATAATTTAAAAGTAGCTCAATTTGCTTCACAAAAAAAGTTTTTCCCGCTCCCCATTCAGCATCAAGCGATATCATCACGCTGCCATCTATTTTATCTAATATCTCAATAAAATTTAACAACGCATCGTTTCTTCTAACATCATCATTAATAAAAGTTTGAATAACAATCTCTTGTGTGGCTTCTAATTCTAATTTTTTTAAGCTATCTTTTTTCATAAGTATCCCCCATATTGATCTTATGAATAAATAATACACCATAAAATTCCAACCATCAATATTCAATTACCAACGTACAAAACGGACAGCCGGGACTTAAACCCGGAACATGGACAAGTGATATCGGTTCCCCGGCTCACTTTCCGTCCGAAACTGGCATAGCAGGGCTTGAACCTGCAACATTCCGGTTAACAGCCGGATGCTCTTCCATTGAGCTATACGCCAATATTTGGAGCTTACATACTAGTAATTTGCTATATATCTGCCACAATTACACCTCCACTGTACTTTACTCCAATAATCGGGGTATCCGGATTTGAACCGGAATCATGCGGATTAAAACCGCCGCTCTACAATTGAGCTATACCCCCTAAGTGAATGGCCCAAGTTAACCATTCACTGTTGCGGTTCTTTTGTCTGCTATTAAAAGGGAATTATTAAGGGATATTAATGGTTACTCGGAACTCCGCAGGCATCGTCGGTGTCTCCAGGGGCCATAAGCAGTAATGCAGCAGAGCTTACGCTGCCTTGTCAGAACCCGCTTCGCCATAAACGGTAACTCCAAATGATAAATTATGTTCTGGTGTGATATTGGGGGATTCCAGACTATTACCAGAACCTACAGACTCCCACCAGCCGCAACAAAGGTAATTATGCCAACAACTCACATATAGTAATGCAGGCCGCCAGCAAATGGGAAGCGCAGGTTCCGACCCTGCCTCTTTGGATTTTCAGTCCAATGTTTTCACCAGATTAGATTGCTTCCCGGATTGAGTAGTTCACCTGCCCATACCGCTATACAATAGACACTCATACGGCTACAGGGTATATACCCCGGCAGCTTCCTCAAATCACTATAGGCAACAGATGTATCACAGATTTATACGTAATACCCACCAACGCATCCTATCACCTGCATACAATAGACAACAAATTCACCAGAACGATACTGGAAATAAATCCACAGGCCAGCTTCAGCTCTTTTTCATGCGGCCTGGAAAGAATTCCTACACCAGAGAAAAGAAATAACAACAGAAGGTCCACAGTAGCTACAATATTTCCAAATACATACATTTTAACTACTCCTCCCCAATAATCCTATCTAAAATACTCATGGCCAAGTCATGTGCCGAAGTACATTGCTGGCAGCTTTCGGTATGTTCATGCTCTAAGGTATATGGCCGCGCTTCATGCAGTGCGGATTCAATACTGGCGAGAAACCCGGCGTATAAATCTTTATGGGTTAACAGTTCCTCTCTAATTACTTTTATAGACGATATTACCTCTCCTTGCTTCACTTCTGTACCTCCCACTGCAGCTCCTCCATGGCGGCCTTGGCTAACTCAATCTGGCTGTCACAAAAATTCAAAAGCGCTTGCTGTATATTTTTACGGTAATCAAATTTTCTTGGACTATCTGTGGTAGAATATCCGCCAATGATCACGCCGAATCTGTCATTTTGGATTTTCTCTTTTTCTAAAATCAATGAGTTGTACTCAGATTTTACAGCCTCATATCTATTGACGATAGTTCTATGGGATTCATATTCTTTTTCTGTCACTGGATAATACCTCCTGCTATAATCGGCCTTTTTGTTTTTTGGGGAAAATTTTAGTCCCCTTAGCGAAGGCCTTTTTTATTTTTCGGCATGGTAAGTGGGGTAAGTAGGCCACGTCCATACATCCCACAGACCCCCGGGGTAGGTCCACATCAATTGTATGGCAATTATATGTATTGTATAATCTATTCGCTAAACACTTGTTTTCGGAATAGATTGCTATACATTATGCACATATCTAATTTTTATATTTGTGCACCTTGTATAGTTAATGTATTGTCATACATATTGTCAGATAATATTGTTAAATTGTGTCTATGTTGTCATCGTCAATAGGGATGTCATCAAGTACTTTGGCCCCGATTTCCTCTGGTGTGTGCTCCTGGTCCAGCCCCGTGTTTGGTGTAAGTACAATATCCTGCTGGTCCTTAAGTCCATCATAGTTTTTTTGCCAGAATATCAGGGTAACTGGATTGAGCTTGCCTTGACTGCCCAGAAGCTCCCGATATGTGGATAAAGCCTGCTTCGCTTTTTTGATGAGGTCTATGGTTGATGAGCTTAACTTTTTGCTATATCCATTAATTGCATTACTTACATCCTGCTTGGAAAGCCCCAGAGCGGCATACAATCCCAGATTTCCAGGGCGAAGTCCACGATCCACACAGTATTTAAAGTATCCATCTATTGCATCCGCTACCGCATCCGGATTGCTTAGATCGACAGAAGGTGCGTGGAACATATCAAGGGCATACTGGCAGAATAAAGCGTTTTCTTCGGCGTTTATTGGCGCTATCCCATTTCCGCCTATGACAGGGCTATTTTTCCCATTGCTCTTGCGCTTAACAACTTCCTTTCCTGCCTGCTCAATATCTTTCTTCTCCACTCTCTCACCTCCCTGTGCATCCCCCGTAAACTAAAAAAGAGACCCCAGCTATTAACTGGAGTCTCCCGAACTCATTCTCACACCGGCGGGATCTGGCCGGATTTAATGTATTGAATTGTGTCTCCGGCTCATGTATTCCGGATTTAATTTATTAAACTATAACACCGGCAACTTACCGGGTTTGATATATCTAAATTACTTGACTGTATTATATATCTGTATCTCCAAAAATGCAAGAAGAAATTTCCTGGCAGAAAAACTCCCACCAGAAAGAACACAATCCCCCGCATCACTGCCCTGGCGGTCCAAAAAATTACTGGAGCCAGTACTTACCGGTATAGCCATTACCTACAGCCTGATATTACAAGCTGATACGGTTGTACTAGTTTTTTGGATGTAGGGTATACGTGCGCACGCGTACGCGCACATGTGTATACCTATAAATTATTATTTAGTACAAGTGTATCATTTATAATAAAACTTTCCTTAAACCAGCATAAACACTGAATCTAGACATGTACAGTTTAGTATTTTGAAACTGTACAAACAGGCTTGTAACTGTATCAATGATACACTTACGGATGCTATTTTGTAGGATTTGAGATAAGAAAGGAAGCATTTACTTAAATACATCTTACCCTCAAAAATACTCGTGAACTAGTTTTGAACTAGTTTTTGATACACTTACAACAGCTATTTGTACAGTTACAGAACTGCTAACTGTATCACATAGTTACGCAATTTTATAGATACGAACACAAAAAAGGGCCTACATTTGCAAGCCCCAGTAAATCAAATTTTATTATCATTCTATATCAATAAGCCCCAATCAAATCAATCCCAATCAATATCATCATGAGATACGGTCCTATGATGTTTTATATCATTTTCTGCCTCTCTCAGCCTTGCCGCTTCCTCCGGCGTTACCTTTGTAAAATCCGGATCCCAGGCAAGGACTAATTTTTTTATAAACTCAAGCGCAAAGTCCTGATCCTGCTCTGGCAATATCTCAAGTAACTTTGTTGCCTCTTTTACTGCTCCGCTCATCTTAAATACACTCCTTTCTTATCCCAGAGATATCATTTATAGATATCCCCTCGGCTCCCTATGTCCATGATATGTAGTATCTCGACGTCGTTTTTACGATATTGGTATATCACTCTATATTTCCCCACCCTCAGACGATGGCGGCAGTCAGTGTAGCCTTGCATCACTTTGATATCTCCCTTTGGCGGTTTCTCTGTTAGGCCCTCTATACCCGCTTTGATTCGTTGCTTTGTGGGTTTATCCATGGCCTTTATAGCCTTTGCCGCCGCCTTGCTATACTCTATCTGCATCCCGGTATCTCCTTTGTATTGATGCCTTTATTATACACTATTTTTTAATGTATTTCAATATCATTTCTTCAAATTTTTTCATGTCTTCATCTGATTCGTACTCTAACAAAAAACCAGGCTGACACTCCAACAATGTGCAAAGTTTGTCCAGCGTTTCTTGCGTGACAAGCTTATTATTCCGCAATTGCATAAGTTGAGACTCGGTGAATATCTTATTTTTACGTATTTGATAGGTTGTAATACCCTTATCGCTCAGCATTTTTATAATATCTCTTTTATACTTTATCATCGCATTATCCTCTCCGTAGCCATATCCATACTTTATTTTAGTATATCATCCATATACATTTTAATCAAGTGTACACTATGCACAAAACGCCCTCTTTATATACATTAAATTTTAGTGTATTTTATCTTGATATACATTAAATTTTAGTGTATAATGTAATCAAGATAAAGAAAGGGGGAAGCAAAAATGAATATGCAGAAATTAGTCGATGAAATAATTAACAGTGGGTATACCTTTATCGGGATCCGCCACATGTCGAATGATGAAAGCTACCAAAAAGGTGACTGCTGCAGAAACTCCTATGATTGGGATTACGTAGTAGACTGTAGTACTTATGATACCGAATCCCCCGTAGAGCTTCCTGGAACATGTGCGTATGATACGAGGATAGACTTAGGATGGGATGAGCCGGAAGAAATTCAAGATAAACTCGAAAAGGCACTTAGGGAATCCAGCGTATATTTTGGAGAAGCGATCGTTATCGGAGGGGACCGAATGGAATACGGAAATGACGAAAATGAACTCATAATTGCAGATGCAATGGTCATTGAAGTATTAACAGAGAATGTGGCGTTAGCTGCTTAAATATTATCACACCCGTCCCGGCCGGGAAACGCCGGATTACAACTCAAAAAATGAACGGAGGAAATGATCATGAAAAAATATTTTAGGAATGTGTCTAGTTTTGAAGATTTAAAAAGCCAATACAAAGCCCTATTAAAGGCCAATCACCCGGACAACGGCGGGGATCCATTAGAGGTAATTGACAGAGCATTATTATTTTTAATTAAATCTTTCTCTTCGTTTTTTAATAGTGTTAGTTTATTTTTGCATTCTTCTGATGCTAAACCGTCATAATCAGAAAAATCATAGTGTTTAATAATAACTTCGGCGGTTAAAGACTCAAGTTCACGTTTGACTGAATTATATTCAGTTCGCAAATTACAAATTTCCACATTCAACTTTGACTGCTTATCACTGTATTTCTTTTCAAGGATTTTTTCTTTATCGTTATATTCATTTCCCAAGTTTATAAGTTTTGAATCATATTCTTTTTCTAAATTTTTTGTTTTTAGATTAAACTCATTATATAAGTCATTACTTTTTTAACAACAGAATCATAACTCCGGCAATATTAACCGGATTAAATATATAGTAATACACTACGTCGGTGCCGTCGGCGGGGCAAAGGCCAACTGTCAGTATTTTGCCGGCGGGGACCGGGGAGCGTCCGCACACTATTTTATAGATTACAATGGGGATATCTGGCAGAGCGTAGAGGATGCAAATATAGCCTGGCACTGCGGTACAAAAAGCGGCTATAAACACCCTGAATGTAGGAATGCGAATTCCATCGGCATTGAGCTGTGCGTAAGGAATAAAGGCAGCCAGACTGATACATCAAAAGACTGGTATTTTGAGGATGCGACTGTCTGGGCGGCGGCGGAACTGACCAAACATCTGATGCAGAAATACAATGTGCCGGCAGATCATGTACTTCGGCATTATGATGTTACCGGGAAGATTTGCCCTAATCCTTATGTCTATAACACCACAAAGCACACCTGGACGGAGTTTAAAAGCCTGATAAGCTCTGCCGGGCGTAATTACATGCAGATAGGGGATAGCGGGGAAGAGGTAAAGCAGCTCCAAAAAGACCTGAACACCCTGGGATATAACTGTGGTACGGCTGACGGGATCTACGGAAAAAAGACGGCGGCGGCGGTTGAAAAACTGCAGAAAGCTACCGGGTTGGCGGCTGATGGTATGGCAGGTATCAAGACACTGGCGAAGATTGATGAACTGCTGAACGCAAAGCCTCAGTGGATACAGCAGGGCGGACGCTGGTGGTACAGGCACGCAGATGGCAGCTATACAAAATCTGGCTGGGAAAAGATAGGTGGCACATGGTACTACTTCGATGCCGCAGGTTTGATGAAAACGGGCTGGGTGCTGCTGGGGAAAAGCTGGTATTATCTCAAGAGCAGCGGAGCTATGGCCTGTAATGAACTGCTAAAGATTGGAAATGAACTATTTTATTTTACGTCTGAGGGCCATATGGGCACCACAAACGGCAGAGGTGCGTTAGTATAAGAAGAAAGCCCGGGGATTATCTCCCTGGGCTATTCTCTTCCTCCCGTCTGCTTTCAACGTCTTCCATTTTCTTTAGCTGCCGTTCTGGGTCAGAAACGGTTTTTACCACATTCCGCAGTGCGCCCAGGCGCTTCACGGATAATCCTTCCAATTGCTGGATCATGTGCATGATCTCAGAGTGGTCATCTCTGGTGGCAGCGGCTCTTAACTTTTTGATGGTTTCCAGCTGGTCATCTTCCCAGTTATCTACCCATTCTGATAATACACGTTCCTGTGTTTCGTATGTTCTAACTCTTCTGAGCTTCATCCCGATTGATTTTGTTTTCATATTTTGCCCCTTTACATTTTCCGATTTTAGTTTATAATATAAGTATAAGTCATCCCTGTCAGGGAATGTGGGTTAAAATAACGTATCATATTATTTTATGTCGGAGGAGCGGTGGCAAGCCCGCCCTCCTCTGGTAAACTCCTTGTCTTACTTTTTAAGTAAGGCTTTTATTTTTTCTTTCGCTTCCTCAAGGGTTTCGCACTCGTTGAGGATTTCAAGAATTTTCCTTGTTTGGTTTTCTTCGGTGATTTCCACCAGCAGTTCACTAGTATTCATTTCTTCGTCCATGTGGCCCTCCCTTCTCCGCTTGCCCGGTATTAAGTTAATCTCTTAACTTACTTATATTATACTATTATTGGTAACCAATGTCAATTGCTTTTCTTCTTTTCTATTATTATTTTTCCATTTACACAGGATACCAACACACTTTTGTCATCCTGTGTGACCCCGATCTCCTTTATCATATCGGCCGGCAAACTTATTTTGTAGTTAACGGAATTTTTACCTGCTGAGCCACCAGCTTTTGCGATTATTACATTTCTTTCTACCACCTTGTCACCTCCTGTCATTGGTTACCTATATAGTATCATCATTGGTTACCAAAAACAATAATAAATAAAAAAACTATTGACTATTGGTTACCAATAATATATAATGTAATTACAAGGTAAGGAAAACACAAACACAGGAGGTAGAAAGATGAAAAAATATAACTTATCCAACATCATGAAAAGAGCATGGGAAATCAAAAAACAGAAGTTAAAAAACATTTTTTCTATCTGCCTCCGTATGGCTTGGAAAGAAGCCAAGGAAGGAGTCATCATGAAAGAAGAAATCAAAAGGCTTGTAGAAACATACAGGATTCAGGAGCGGGAAGACGGGATGATCAGGGTCATGGACGTTAACAAAGCTCAGGCATCCGGTGACCTGAAGATGATCAAGGGAAACAAGCAGGCGATCCTTGATTATATAAGGAACGAAAAAAGAGTAGCCAATGAAAGACAGCATAAAATAGACTCTATCGAAGGTCTTTCCGAAATCGAAGCTTGCATGGATGCATGGGCTGAATGGCACGCGGATTTCGACAGAATGGTGGATACCGGAAGAAGTTACATGACGGTCAAAAAACCATCTACAGAAGTAGCAGAGCTGAGAAAGAAATACCCGGTAGCGGATGCTTACTTAATAGCAGACAAAGAGTCACGCAGATCAAATTATGAGCTTGCAACAATCGGAAAAAAAGGTCTTGAACGCATTATAAACGGAGAGGATTACAAAAAAGTCCTTGATGATATGAAAAAAGAGCGGGCAGCATTTACTGAATCACACATTTGGGAATGATCATTCGCCCGCCCCGGAGGTTACGAGGGCAGAAAGGATATAAAATGAAAACAATCAAAAAATATGAAGAATTTAATGCAAGGCGTTACGGTAATCCGTGGGTGGCAATTGTTGGAAAAAACGGGAAGATAGATTTTTCCCAGAAGATAGGTGGATACACTGGAGCCTACGGAAAAGGAGAAGCCGGAGAATTATATATTAGTGATCCGGTGGAAGGCGCCGTGTATGCATACGGCCAGAAGGACTACAGGGGAAGTAACGGCGGATATAGATACGTACAATATTCTAATGGCGAATTTACCGAAATTGAAAAATCCGATCTTATCGAAACGTTATCGCGCTAACAATATTCCACCCGCCCCGGCCGGGTAAAGCCGGGAGAAAGAAGGAAGGTATGAAAAAAGGGATCATGGACTTATTAACTGAAGAAATGAATAACAACCGCACGGAAGAACAGAAACAGAACGGAGAGAAATGGGAGAGGCTCCACAGCGAACAATATCAGATAGTACAGACAAGAGATGGGGTTTTTCATAATCATACTAAAAAGTAGAATTCTAACCCGCCCCGGCATTCATCAAAACGAAAAGGAGATGTGTAAAAATGGAAAATCGAACTTTGAAATTTATGTTTAAGCGCGTGTTACAACGCGAACCAGTTTTGGTTCATGATTCAAGCCCGATACCGAAACAAAAATCAAGTCCAATACTTGAACAAAAAATAAATACGGCGTCAGAGGATGAAATAGATGTGGCATCGGATTCAAAGACAAATACATCACCAGAATCCAACGAAGAAATCTGTCGTTTCCATACTAAGAAAATGCTTGTGTCGCAACTAATTGATGAATGGTTTCATGACCATAGATTCAAGATAATGGAATCTACCGCCTACGAATACGAAAAGTGCATACCATTTGTTAAAGACTACTTCGCAGGCTTTTACATTGACGACATCACTTCCGATATGGTATATGAATATATTATTTTTTTAAAGAATAAATATTCTACACTATCTTCCGGAAGAATTTACTACAAAATACTGCAATTGAGCCTAAAATATGCAATGAATTATCACTACACAAGCTATAATCCTGCTGCAGAAATCTTCTATCCCAGGCCACCCCGAGCAGAAATCAAGCCATTTTCGGAAGACGAATACAAACTACTAATTACCGCTGATGGCCCTGACTGGGTACGCAATGGAATAATTATTGCTTTTCGGACAGGGATGAGACGAGGAGAAGTATATGCGCTTAAGTGGTCAGACATTAATCTAGCACAAAAATACATTTCTGTGCAACGAGCAATCAGTAGCGCATGCTCGAAAACTATTCTTAAAACTACCAAAACACCTGCGGGCGTGCGCAGGATAGATATTGATAGTAAATTGGTCGCATTTCTGACTGATTTAAAACAAAACAGCCTGAATGAAACCTTTGTATTTCCTGGAACAGCTAGGGAATATCGGGTCCCCTGGAATGTATCCAAGGAGTTAAAAAAAATGTGCGAGAAAGTAGGAATACCTCCTAGAGATTTTCATGCTTTGCGCCATACGCATGCTTCTGTACTCCTTGCGCATGGCGTACATCCCAAAATAGTTCAGGAGCGCCTTGGACATAGTAGTTGTCAAATAACAATGGATACATATAGTCATATAACCCCCACAATACAGGACACAGCGGTAAATGTGATGGAAAACATATAGATTTTGCAGAATAAAGGGAGAATGATTGCTTACATTAGCGTTTTTATACTAAAACAGTTTTGATACGAACATTTAACCAAATATACCAATATAGTCTCTAATATTGCATTATAGCGCAATAAAACCTAATCTTCTATCAAATGCTTAAGGCGCCCTGGATAATCAAGGCGCCTGTTTTTAACATTTTTCAAATAATGTGCATATTGGTACTTCGAGGGCATCTGCGATCATAAAAACCGTATCCAACGATACCCCTACATCCATGTTGGATGCCTCAATGTTGCTAAGATGCGTCCGGCTGATGCCTGCCTGCTCCGCAAGCTCCGCTTGGGTGTATCCTTTAATCTTTCGGTAATAGGCTATTGTAAGACCTAGTACCCTGTGCTTATCATTAAACAAACGTTTCATCAACTCCTTATTGTAAAATGCAAATTATATATTTGCAATTATATCATATTATATGAAATATGTCGATTATCGTCGAGTCTTTTTGCTTTACATGTATTTTGTGGTTTTGTATAATCAAGCTATGGAGCTTCCCTCCATCTAATTCCAGTTTTGTAAATCAATCTTCTTCGGTTTCTGTGAGATATTCTTCCTCGGAGACTATGCTTAAAAGTGAAACATCTATGTTCAGGAACTCGGCAGCAGCTTTTAAGGCATCGTCTTTCGTTTTTTCTCTTTCAACCTCAATCTTTTCGGCACTGACTGGTTTTTTTAAGTTAAAGCCAATTTTTAAATAACAATCCGATGGGTTTCCATCTTCATCTTCTGCGAATCCTGCTTCTTTTGCCACTCTGTAAAAAAAATCTATACTCTTTTTCATAATATCCTTTCTCCGGTTCTACCGGAAATCCTAATTTGTAGATGCAGTTGTGTCCAACTCAATGCCTTCCATAACTGCCCTCATCTCCAAAATTGTCATGTAGTTTCGCATTGACTCCAGCTGTAATTCATAGGTGCCTCTTGGACAAGTAGGCTCAAAATTTTCTATCCCCTTTTCTAAAAATTGCGGTTTAGTTATCTTGATAGTTATCCTTCATCCCTGTATTTCTTATGCAGCAAGAGCATTTCTGGTGTCTCTTCCCCCTCCATTTGCAATCAGCGCAAGCCATTTTTTTCATATCACTCAAAGCCGCCTCGCTCCACCAGCCAGTTCCGGTGCACCCACTCACGAAATAGGGTGTTACCCTTCCCTCATCTACGAATGTAATCTCAACCGGAATTAAAAATCTATCACCAACCTTATATTTCATTCTCTACCTCTTTCTCCGGCACTCAGCAGCCGACCGCTAAATCTTAATGAAGTCAATTGTCAGTTTACGTATTTTTTTAATATCTGTAATACAAGCGTTGTCGAGACAAGTAGCTGTCCATTATCCGTATACTCCTCTTCTATGTCTACAAAACTTACATCTCTTATTTCTTCCTGTATCATTTCAAGCTCTTCTTTACTCATCATTTTCCTTTCCGGCAATCGCCTAAATCCTAAGTTAGTTCCAATCTAATTTTTTGCCCGCAGCAATTACAATAGTCTGTATCCGTTGCCATTAAATTTTTTGAACCGCAAACTGGGCAATCTCCACGTATCGAATACGGATAATTGTTAAAACCCCTTAATATATGTCTTTGATTCACTTTCATAGGTATCTGCTTTTCCAATGCTTTTTTCACTCTTCCAAAATCAAAATTAACCTCTTTTACATCCTCTTCCGCTTTTCCGTCCAGATTTATGGTGCGTACCTTTTTAATCATAATGTCTCTGATATGCTCCATATTTTCTATGGTGTCCTCCATACTCCACGGCATTTTTAAGTTTCTACCCATACTATCCCTTTCTTGGTTTGAACCGTAAACTCTTAAGTTGCCGAAGTAAGAGCAGATTCATCAGCATACCTTATATACTGTCCTGTTTCAAAAGTCTTTACACTGTCCTATATAAAGCTTTCCACTGTGCCTTGCTTAGTTTTCTTTTATAGCATAGATACTTCAAACTACGTACCTTATATTCTTTTAGTTCATCTGCGGCCTGCTTCCCCTTCCATCCTAAGGCTGTATACATTTCCAGTGACGGGGATACAATCCCTAATTCTCTGTTAATTCTGTTGCTGCATATACAGCGCGGAGGCTTTGGCCAGTGTTTTATCATATACTCTGTATAAAATGGTTTTTTATTTTTTCTCATAAATACTTTTCTCTTTTATAACCCAAATTTATTAGTATCTCGCAAGGAGCCCTATGAAAAAAATATCTAAAACTCCAACTATATTTTTTGAATCATTTGAGGCAGCACTGTTGTATGAGGAATTCTTGCAAATTCCAGACAACCCTTTCGGATTTTCAATACCCCCAAACTTTATTGTCAGCTCGCATTTTATGATCACAATGCTCAAAACCGCTTACGCAGTAAAAGGATGGGATTATATTGATGATTGCTAGTCAAAAGGTAGCTCTTCCTGCTCGTTAATTTTCATAAAACCAGAATCTTCTCCGGCATCTATTTCGCATGCAAATGCTTCAAGGCTTAAATTTTCATTTAGTTTTTTCAAATCCAGAACATAACACCTCTGGCGTATATTAACATCATTACTATTATTGTCGCGCTCTTTAAAGTTTCTTAACCCATAGTCCAACCAGTATGTTTCCCGACGTAATTGCCTGGTGAATTGCCGTATACCCAGGACCTCTACATCGGATACATTAAATTCTCGGACGTATTTGGTGAATTCGTCATAAATTAGATTGAGACGCAGGCACAACTCACCATTAGATTGATTAACCGTATAATCGTAATCCTTGCGGATACGATTTTTCAGCGCCATGGTATCAAAAGTCTGAATGATTAAGTCTACGGCACTATTTACCTTGCTGCTACCATCCAGGGAGTTGTAAGTATTATTGATAATAGAGTCCTGTACCAATTTATCTGAAATTCCAGCCTCGCCCCAGAAGTCCAATCCAAACGATTCATACAGCTCTTTTATAAGCAAAATACCAAGATACACATTTGACATTCCAAGGATTGTCCTGGTTTCAAAGTCCAGTTTCTCAAATACTCGGCTTTTTTGTATGAGGCTGTCCACTGCATCATCCGGCATATTCATCACCAGCATGAGCAAGGCTTTACCCAGCCCGTTTAACCTCAGCTCATGCTTGGATAGATTCCGGTATGATTTAGTATGTTCTGCTGTTCGGTCACTCTTTGCAAATTGGACGTCTACAATACGCTCCTTGATAGCGGTCTCGTCAAAAGAAGATTCTCCCACCAAACATATAGGGCTCCTGCGCAGGTAATTTACTACGGACTGGTCGGCGCGGCCTCTTTGGCTTGTCTGATAATCATAAGTGCTACGGAGTGTCCCGGATATCAAATCCAACTCAACCTTGCTGAGTTTGTGGGGTTTGTACTCCTCGAAGATTACCGGTAAGAGATTAGTGCTGCTGGTGGATTTCAGAGTGGAAAACTTAGTAATACCGCTACAACCAATGCCGCTGCCTTGTAATCCAAATATAGGCTGGATTATCTTTTCCAGCGTTTCCGACTTGCCCGAACCGGCGCCGCCAGCAATAACCAGATGAGATAACTTAATTTTCCTTTGGCGAAGGCGTTCTTTCAAAAAGCACACCCCCACCCATCCAAGGATATTTATGGTACGTTCAAAAGTATTAAACCGGAATAAATCCTCCGATATCTCTTTAAGCTCCGATTTTTTAATCATTGGCGACTCTGCTATCCCAGACCGTAACGCCTCATTGTCCTCCAAAATGGAAACCACGCTATCAGTAGGCTTTCCTTTCCGGTCAATTGCCCCATCAGTCCCAACATATACCCATTCACCATCCATCTGAAACAGTCCAACATAGCTAATACCCAAACAATGGTTATAATCCCGGTATTTATTAGTCATATACTTTTGGATATTTGCTAAGTCATCCTCAGTTCCAGAGAACACCATATCAATTCCGCCAATTTTCTTAATGGCCTTTTTAAACATCTGTGCTCCTGCAAACACTGAACTGTCAAACTGGCTTGTAAAGACTTGTCCGTCAGCCATAGTGAATTCAATGTCCATCAAATATGCATTATCGCTTCGTATTCCATTAACTGGCCGCATCACAAAATTGGTTATATCCTTCGGTGACTTATCTCCTCTGCTTGCAATATATTTATTACCAGACTCCCAGATCGGATTTGATGTGGTTCTTACCTCTTTTTCAGGAGAATCTCTCGGTTCCTCACCGCCATTTTTTCTTTTCATTATGCACCTGCTTGCTGTTTAATTCTTGAGTCCAAATCTGTAACTATCGCTAGGACCATATCCTCACATGCTTCTATCTTATATGTTCCGCTTAATGCCTCTGCCTCTTTCACGGTTTTTCCCCAATCCAATTCATTTATTGGTTGGTTTAGATACGCTTTGTGGAAGTGCCATAATTCAGAGTAATATTTTCCAATATCTGTTATCCCTATAAAGCCTTTTAAGAACCAATTATAAAGTGCATTGCACATTGAAAAGCAGAAGCAGGAGTTATGATTCGAATTAATTACATTAATCTTCTGCACAAATAATTCCCGTTCGTTATAGTTCGGATCCTTCTTACAGAATTCCTTGTGAATTCTAAGTAAGTCCACATAAACTGCATATGTCATTTTCTCATCCAATACGCCCCACTCCCTTCTTGCTATACAGTTCCTCAAAAAGTTCTTCCCACTGCCCCTGAAGCAGTGGAAGCTGATTAGAAATCCAGCAAAACAACTCTCCGAACGGCTCTACACAATGCTGTAGTCGCTCATAGAGCCTTATTTTTTTAGACAACAGCGATAATGCCTGGATGGACAATGTTCGCAACTCTACTTCAAGTTCTCTTCTCCTCTTCTGATGGAAAATTTTCACTTTTTCCTCCTGAGACAACTCCTGTTCACCCGTAATTCTGACTCCAAATGCTCCCGCTATATATTTCACGGCGGCCTCAAAATCCAGATTACAGTAATCCATAACAAAATTAAAGATTGTTCCACCAGCACCACAGGCCCAGCAGTAATACCCATCATGCTCAAGGTATCCACTATGGACCTTCATACTGGGATTCCGATCATTGTGGAAGGGACACAGGGCCAGCCCATTACGATACACTCGGATACCAAAATGTTCAGCCAACATCCGCATATTGACTTGTGATTTCACCAATTCAATATCATCATCTCGTAGCATCAGCTTCCCTCTCTTTCTTTTTTCTGGCCCTGTATTCTCTTTGTTTCTGCCTATAATATTCTGGGTTCTCCGCCCAGCGCTTTCTCTTTGCGGCAGCCATCCGGTCTTTATTCTCCCGTGCCCACTTTCTGCCTCTGGCTTTCTGTTCCTCGTGGTGATCATAATACCATTTTAAGCTATTGGCACGTATTTCTTCTCTGTGCTTTGCCGCATACCGATTTGCTCTGGCACGGGCTTTCAATATGCTTTGAGCAACTGGATGGTTTAAATCGTCAATAGTAGTATCTTGGTAATCCTGTATTTCCATCCCGTCCCACATACAGTCCGGATAGGGACAGGAAAAACAATCAGGATGACAACAATTATCAGGTCTTTGCAAACAGATCACTCCTATAAGGAACATGATACTTTGGCTTATTTACTGCCTTATCATCTATGTAAACATCCGCTGCAATCTTCCGACAGTCATGCCCCCAAAACTCAATCAGATCTGGCAAATTCTCATTGATTGCATCAAATCCCAGTCCGAAATCCGCACACCAATCGACTGCCTCCTGCAGGCGTCTTCCTTCACGGCAGGTATTTAAGATAATTTTATTTCCCTGTATCCTTCGCTTAATTAGATGATTGATAAGCGCGATATTTGGTGCACCAATTCCTGGGTATACGCTCTCACAAAGCGTCCCATCAAAATCCACAGCATATACTGTGTAATTTCTCCCCATATTAGTCGCCTCCCAGTAACTCTATAATCCGCTGTCCGGTGTGCCGCTTATCACAAAATTCCCAGATGATACCATAGTCTTCCGACATGGTGCGCATAGTTTTGGCAAGCTGTGGGCCAGGCGTAGGAGGTTTCTGGCCTCCTGCCCGGACAAATTCAGCGATTTCAGCCTCAACATCCCCTTTGGTGGGGATTCCATGCTTTTTGCAATACTGCCAGCGCCGAGGATTTACCCAGTTTTCTACATCTGCAAGGGATTTAATTTTCAGACCATCTTCTACCAGGATAATGAGTTTTATTCCCAGTTCTTGTGCTTTCACTGCCTCCCGGCGAAACCGCTCATGCTGCTGGGTGAGGTTACCGCAGACTTCTGTGAGATTCTGCTTGCGGTCAACGATCAGGCGGGGATTGTCGTAGTTCATGTAATCTCCCACCAACAATTTCGAAACTGGATGCTGTATTCCTTGCCGGTCAAATTCCGCCTCAATTTTCTTTATAGCCCGCGCCTTTTCCCGGCTGTCAATTTGTATCACCAATGCCATCATCACCTACCCTATGTTTAAATTCCCGGTCACTCTCCAGGTATTCTTCCTGTTTCCTCTGCTCGCTTAATAGCCATTTCAGGCTTTTTAAAACCTGCTTGTTTCGTTCCTGTCCCGCAAATTCATGGATTTTCTGGAAAAGTTTGGCCCGGTCTTTATGTTTTCGACGAATCTCCCTTTCCTTATGAAGTGCCGTGGCTAATTTGCAGCGCTCATCATAGTTGTTCGCCACTTCAAAATCATGAATCCAAGTAATAGTTTTCTTGTCGTAGCCTTTTGCAATACTCATATTTGTCTCATATTCTTCGTGGCTTTGTACAATAAGGTTTATAAAGTCTTCAATGATTTCCGAAGGCTTGTATTCAGATTGTTTTGTCATACTGTCACCGCCTTATCAATTGAAAGGAAGATCTTCATCAATATCGTCAGGTAAATTCACAAACCCATCTGCTCCAGGAACTGGCGTACTTTGTTGTGCCGTACCATGTCCTTCGTTAGCTGCTTTACTCTCCGCAAACTCCTGTTCCTCCACAACTACCTCTGTGGTATAGACCTTCTGCCCCTCCTTATTGGTGTAGCTTCCAGTTTGGATTCGACCACATACAGTCATTTTAGTTCCCTGCCTCAAATACTTTTCTGCAAACTCAGCAGCCTTCCCGAAGCACAGACAGCTTATAAAGTCTGCGGTAGCTTCTCCATCTCTCCTGAAGCGGCGGTCAACCGCCAGAGTATATCTTGCTATGGCAATGGGGTTATCGCCTTGGGAGTATCTCACATCCGGATCTCTGGTGAGGCGTCCCATCAAAACTGCCTTATTGATAAGTCATCCCTCCTTTTTGGCTACCTGCAAAGCATTAAATATCTGATGATACATTTGCAACTGCTTTTCGTGGTACTTGTCATGCTGGCTCTTTTTATCCGAATAGAAATCCATCAAAATTTCTATTGCGTAATCTTTATTGTCATCCAACAAATGTACTCTCTTGTGACAGTCCACTGCACCAATATCATCCTTGGCGATTCTCTGCCGCCAATCACAGCCGGTTATTGTGTAGGACTTTGGCTTTTCCTCTACTTCCAGGATTTCTTTCTGGAGCTTGCCTGCGTCTATGTAAAACCTATATAATTTCATTGTTGTACCTCCTACAATCCCCGGCTGCCCTCAAAGGACAGCCGATACATTTATATTTATGAAATCACCGTGAACCTCGGAAGCTCGGCCAATTCAATCTCCAGATGGTCTTTAATATTTTTCATAGCCTCCCGTTTCCATGCTCCGCCATCAGCTTCGAACAATGCACAATATACACTCATGCTGTCATTTTTCATGCGGAATACAAATTCAGATTCCGGCTGCTTTACCTCTGTAAATGTGCGATAAGGACGAAGTTTAACAGGGTTGGGAACCAACTTATCCTCTTTCCCGGCGATTCCTTTCTTGACGGTAGCAGATTGGGAAACTCCATCGTCCCCGTACGTGGCAACTGTACCACTCTCCACCGTACCGGCAAATTTTAGAATAACTTCGGCCCCCTCATTCTGAATAAATTTGGAACGCACACCAATCAAGAACGCCTCGGAATCAATAAATTTCCCATAAGCGAACTCCGGAATATCTGCCTTGACTGCCACCAAACACTCACGTTTCCGGTCAAAATCCAACTGTGAAATTAATCTGACTTCAGTTGGAGAAACCACCTGCACCAGCATACTGTCCGCCATATCATCTACACCAGCTTTTATGTACTCAATCAGTCCTGACAGAGTCGTCATCTCGATAGCATCTGCCCGAAGTTCCTCGTCAATTCTTCTCAGGTTCACATCTGTGTAACGGCTGTCTCCGCTCTCAATAATCTTTGGCTGCTGTAATCCTACGATGTACTGTAATGCTTCTTTAATCATGGTTTATACCTCTGCTTTCTTAATAATTAATAATCAATAATTAATAAATAATTTGCTGTGATGCTTCTTTTTTCTGTTCTATGGAATAGTTTCCTTTTTCGTCGGCATAGTCTTCCATCCTCGCCTGCCCCCGAATAGCAGAGCCATACTCTTCAGCGAAAAGCTCTCCTGTAAGCAGATTTTTCCCGATAGACATTCTGGTGGTTGCAGACTTTACAGGGGCAAGTGTAGTTTTAACTACGCAGTCTATCGCCACATCGCTTCTGTCCTCATTTTGCTCAAGCGACAAATTAATAGTGATTTTCCGTTTATTCTTATATGGAGTGTTCGGGTCCATCATATTTGCAATGACTTTTTCCATTGCATCCTCAAATTTTTCGGCCAGTTCGCCACCAGCGAAATTCTCTAAATCAATATTCAGTGCCATGGTATTCTTCCTCCTTAATTTCTTGCTACAGCAGCATTTGCCCACATAACAGACTCCTCAAGATTTGTCATAGCAAGGGACTTTTCCCGACTAGGCGGACATTCCTCATCAATCAGGTACGCCAGTTCCTTTGCTTTTGCACGGATTGCTTCGTATTTCTCCTGCTGACCTGCTTTTGGCACATGATACATAAAATTATTTTCAATTTGATTATTCATGGTATCTCTCCTTTTCAATATCAAAATCTACAGTTACTATATTTGATCTGACCGGTCAAAATTGTTGTATTACTTATGTATTGGTTCAGTTAATGCTCTTTCTACTGACCATCCTCTCTTCAACCTACTATAAATCGTATATCTATGTATTCCAGTTTCTCTTTCCCACTCCGTTAATGTTAAAGCCTTTTTATCAAACTCAAGTATATGGTTATCTGTTCGGTTCAAAGCCTGTTCAGCAGAAGTGGCCCATCTACAATTTAGTGGCTCATAATTACCATTTACATCTATTCTGTCAATGCTTTTGCTATCTGAGTATCCATTTGCTATGGCCCAGTTATAAAAACTTTCAAAATTACTCATCCACTCATCGCATACACAGACTCCTTTTCCACCATAATACATATAGAATTCAGTTTTGGAATTGTAGCATCTTTGTTTCATGGACTGCCATATATTGTATAGTCTTTCATGACTCAAACCATGGGTTGTAGAACGCTTTGCAGTGCTCTCTTTATTCAAACATCCGCAACTTTTCGTATTTCCACTTCTTAGATGATTCGCCCTAACCGTTACATAATTTCCGCAAGAACACCTACACAAATATTTAACAATGCTTCTCCCTCCAGATGTCCTTCCATTTTCAGAACGCTCAACAACAGTAAGCCTCCCGAAATTTTTTCCAACTAAATTTTCTGCTCTACCGCATCCACAGCTTTCCGTGAAGCCTCTCACAAGATTTACTGATTTTACATTTACGGATTTTCCACATTCGCAATGACATTCCCAAACTGCCCTACCTGTGGAGTCTATATGTGAATACCTTATAACAGTCAGTTTTCCAAACTGCTGCCCCGTTAAGTCTTTAATACGCCTCATAATTATCACCACCTCAAAAAGGGGCTTTGTTTAATACGACTTCCAACCCCTTGTTTGCTATGAAACAATTTACTCCGGTCACTTTTGATGCTTCTTTCAAAAACACACTTTCCGAACTGTACTCTTGAGATAGGTGTAGTAATATCACATTTCTTAATTCGACGCTTTTATTTGCATTTAGGAAATCCAACGCTGTACTGATTTCCATATGCCCGGTAATCTGATGGAAATACTGTGGCTTTGACTCGTCAAGCATATTTTTATCGTGGTTAGATTCTACGAAAATGTGGTTCAATCCGCGAAATTTATAACGAATATATTCAGTATCGCTGGCGTAGAGCAACCGCCCCATTTCTGGATGTACCACCAGAAATCCGAAGCATGGCACATCGTGCACCAGAGGAAAAGATTTAACCACGAAATTTCCGTATCTCCGAACTTGTCGTTCCATATCTGATTCATAGGGCTTGAACACTGGGATTCCGATTTTCTCAAAGTCGCCTGCGGATGCCGAATGGTCTTTGTGAATATGGCTTACCAGCACCCCGACCACTTTGCCCACATCAAAATCCAGCGCAATCTTCACGTCTTTGAATCTCACCCCAGCTTCGATTATCAGGGCTTCGGTGGTGGTTTCCAAGATGTAACAATTCCCGCTTGACCCACTCCCGAGACAACGCAGCTTCATAATTTCACCTCATCATCTTCCGGGAACCGAAACACCTTTGGCGGTGTAAATGCAAATGCCGGTACATAAAAATTTGCTGTTGCCATTGCGCCACCCTCACCGTACAGATATTCTCCATACTTGCTTCTGACCATCTCCATAGCCTTATCCATCTTCTCAACCGATGAATATTCCGCCATTCTATACGGCTGTCCAGTACCCGTATGAGCAAATATACTCTTGCAATCATACATGGCTTCCAGAATCACATTATCGTATGGGAGGTCTATTCCTCCGTCCTGACTAATAATTCTCATATTCCCTCTCCTTAATCCGCTGCAACTGACGGTCTAACTTGCTTTCTATCTCCTTCTGAATAATTTCCGATAATCCAGGACGCGAATCCTCAATAAGAAGCTTGACTTCTTCAACCATAATCACCACATCGGCAAGCTCATAAGGATATCGGTTTATGGTTTCTCCACCAATATTATCCTTGATTCTGGCGGCCGCGTATTCGGCGCATTCCTCCGCCAGTTTATCTAAGGCCAGCTCGAGTCCATTGTTGTGAGCAATTAAGGCAATCTTTTCTTTGTTTGTCATGGCGTTACCTCATGAATGCCGGGATATCATCTTCTACTGCTGTCTGCTCCGGTTCCGGCTTTGGTGGTTCGACCTTAACTGACTTGGGCTGATCGGCAGGCTTTGGATTCTCCACAACCTCTGCTTCCTCGAAATCCACTGTATTTGCGTGAGTCTCGATATCCTCTGCAACCTGCATCTCAACATCCACGGCATTATCAACATATCTGGCAGAACCATCCTCATCAATAACAGACATATCTTTCTCATATGCTTGCTGCATTTCCACGGACATCGGCCCCCATTTTCCAATTAACTGGCGGATAAGCGTTTTCTTAGCCATAGCATCAAAGTCTGTTGTCCACTTGCTGTTCTGGTAGCCCTTGTTCAAGTCGGTACGATACGCCTGAGAATATTTTTTTGCATGAGCCAATATCGCCGCTTTTGGACTGAAAATCTCCTTTTTATACCCACTATGTAGTTTAAACATGGCATAGTATCCTACTGTCTCAGCCTTTTCCCTTTCCTCTGGCTCCATAATCGGATGAGTGGCGATATCCTCTGTAATTGGGTTGTACTCAATCTCACCCTTTTTGATTTCATTAACCACGATTTTCTCGTATTCCCCAGATCTAATCGCTAACTGTACATATCCTTTCCAGCCAATCTGAAACTGTGCTTCCTTGGCTACTACCTGCCATTTTCCGTTGACTTTTTCTTTTTTATCATATGGCACCATATAGAACTGTCCTAACTGCGGACTGGGTGCCAACTGCAAGGCTTCACCCTGTAGCGCTGCCGACAGGATGCTTGGATTCGTACACTGCGCCAACGTTGGGTTGACCTGCACCGCCGACACCACGCTGGAAATGAATCTGGTAATATTCTTTTCGCCAATTACACCAGCGATATTGTTCTTTACCGCATCACTCCCGAGATAGGAAGCAATGCCGGTTTTCTGGTTCTGTGTTGCTATCTGCGTATTACTCATAATTCCTACGCCTCTCTTTCCTCATATTCATCACAACAATCATCATAGGTCGTACTCAGTCCATAACCCTCGCTGTCCTCGTTATTACAACAAAATTCATCTGCAGCCATTGGAATATGGAATGCGCAAGTACCGCAGCATTGGTTGGTGGTTGCATTACTCATTGACGGGCACCTCCTCAGCCAAGCCTTTGATAGATTTCACTTTATCCCGAAACGCCGCAACTTCCTCCTCCGGCACATCAACTTCCACCACAATACCTTTGGCGTTGCTGTTAATCTGGACGGTATCTCCGGGCTTGACGGTTACCGGGGAATTATAGGTGTATGGCTTACCTGTTGGCTGGCTGTCCTTTAAAAATCTGACTTTGATTAAATTCATGCTACTGTTCCTCCAATCTTAGTCCGAATGGGATTTCTCCATCCACTATTCTGAGCCAATGCGCAATCACGGCTGGATGTGCCGAACCATCATAAGGCTTTCGTGGCTCAAACAGGAATCCCGCTTCGACTTTCTCCTGATGCTCCTCATGTTCTTCAAGTGTTCCAGCTCCAATATGTTGATAAAATTGTGGATTATCCTCATATTTCGGATATTCCGGGTGTTCCGCTTCAAACTGCTTCACATCAATCAGAAACTGCTTCACATCCTTTTTATACCGCTCCATGTCGTCTATATATTTTTCATGAGCAGCTTCGCTCTGTTTGATTCTCTCTGCCGCTTCTTTCTGGACTGCTTTCCAAGTGTTTTCCGAAATCGTATAGAACTTATCGGCATACTGTGGATAAAGAAGATTGTCCATATCCAGTAATCTCAAACCACATTTATTGTTTTTATAGTTAAATACACGAATGAACTCCCACATCACGCACGCTGCTTGAAACCCAGTAATGCCACCACGAGCACTGGGAGCTTCATTCATTGCGTGTACCGTAGCTAACGCGCCCGCGGATAACGCATGGCAGATTGTCCCATAATCATGCTGATAATCTTCCATGAGGTGATTGAGGAATTTTGGAAGTTTTCCCATAGTCATATTCTCCGCTTCCTTATACCATTCCTCATGGACTTTCATTTCCTCTGTAATAACCGGCTTCATCATTCAACCTCCAATCTCATTTCTACGATCACCGACAAAACATCGCATCTATTTTCAATTCCCAGATATTTTGCATAGTTCCACGCCTGTTTTTCACTTTGGAATCTTTTTGCACGGTTCAGACACACCGTACAATTCAAGTTTTTGCTAAAGCTCCGGTCAATATATTTGCAAACCCCATTTCTGGCAATGGTTACCACGAATTGTTTGGACGTGTGACTTGTGCGAAGTGTTTCATTATCATCCATCACACCACCTCCACATATAACTCTGCATCACCTGACACCGCCAGCGTTACCATCTGACAATCCATCACCGGTAGATTGAAGTCATTCAATCCCTCGGCGTTATCAATAAACACCGGGGCTTTCACCTCGTAGATGTCCTGCAAAGTATTAATAATATCCAGTCCAACCACAATCCGGTGTCCGCTATTCAGGGAACTGTACGGCACTCCGGAATATTCACATTCACAACACTCTGCCATGCCGCCGTTAATTTGATTGCGGAACAAAATGAAGTTGGCTTTTTTAAATCGCCCATTGATTTTCTCTGACAACATATCCATCTTGGCTCTGGTAAACTGTTCTAATAAATACAATTCTTTCTCGCAGTCTGCTACCTGCTGTCCAACCTGCTTCTGCTCTGATTTCAGCTCCTCAATACGCTCCTCAACTGCCGTATTGTCCCCAGACGCAATCTTACGCTGCACCGCTAACAATTCCTCATTCTTACCAGAAATGGCAATTTTAAGCTGACTACGAATATTTGCCGCGGAGGTCATAGAATTGTGAGCTTCTTCCATTGCGATTACTTCCGCCTGCATAGCCTGGAACTCCTGGTTATCGGATAAGTCCACGGATTCGGGCAAGGCTGCCAGTTCTGCTTCTTTGGTGGCAATGTCTTTCTTGATTAAACCAGACTGTAATGCCAACTTACCCATCTTATCGGATGCTGCGTTAATTCCAGCGCTGGCGGCCTTAATGGCTGCCATAGCTTCTGTGCCATTTTTTTCAAGCTCATTAAGGCGATCCAATCTTTCGGTGTTAAACTTTATAACCGCGTCTTCTTTGCGTGTAAAAAAGTCACATTTGCGCTTCTCAATTTCCCCTGCAGGCAAATCCTGACCACACATCGGACACACCAGAGCGGACTCATTAAATTGCCATGCTCCCTCATCAAACCGCTTGGAGTTCCATTCTTTCCACTGTGCCAGAATAGAATCACGTTCCTTGTTATGATGTTCCAAATTCTGTTCACACTGCTGCTTGTCCAGTTCCGCCATCTTAAAGGCATTCTGGACATCTCTTAGCTTCTGCTGTAACTCCATTAGTTCCCGATTAAGCCGGCTTTTCTGTTCCACCAATCCGGCATTCGCCTGTCGAACATATTCATTCAAATCCATTTTCTTCTGTAAAATCTCATCCGACTGCTTCTGCCACTGTTCGTACTGAGCGTTGGTATCGTCCATCTGAGATTCCAGCTCCGCAATCTGCTCTTTGATGGCATTAGCCTGCAATTCCAATTCTGCTGTATCAATGTCCACAATCTGCTTGCTGACCTCATCAATTCTGGCAGGCAGCTCAACCTGTTTCTTTTTGTAGGCCGACAGAGCCTTCTTGGCTTTGGCGGTCAATTCCTCGGCTGTAAACTGGGCCAATTCAGAAGAAAGAGTCTGCAGTTCTGGATTAGTTGTAACCACATCGGCATCCGTCACTTCGCTCACCAATTTCAGCAGAATATCCCTCTGTTCCTGCCATTTCAGCGCCGTGAATGCCGCCGGGCTAGTAATCAGCTTAAATACCTTTTCATCCACCAGGGAGGTGATATAGGCATTGTAGTCTTTCTCTTTCTTTGGGATGTCGTTGATTTCAAACTCATTGATATTCCCGGCAAGTTCTTTCTCCTGCTTGCCACGGGGTTTCACCCATTTCTGCTTCTGGACTTTCTGGAGTTTCTTTTCTTCCCCATCTACGTCCAGCACCGCCACTACCTTGATTTCGATGTTATCTATTTGGTTGCCGGACTCATCCAGAGGACGTACTTGGAATTTGGAATCGCCGGCGCTGTTCTTATCAAACAACAACCACATGAATGCATCCACAATGGTTGTTTTACCCGAAGCATTCTGTCCGTAAATTTTCGTGGTATTGCCAAAAGTAATATTTAGCTCCCGGCATCCTTTGAAATTCTCAATATGTAATGATTTAATGTTAATCCTCATGTGTGGCGCCCTCCGGTTTATTCATATACTCCTGCTTTACCTCAATGGTGGCTTCAAAAATTTTCTTGATGCTTCCTGGCATAATATTGAACTGAACATTCTCACCCTTCACCGGCGTCTCAAACATAAGAGCACTCTTCTTGGTGATTCCCCGGTACGTACCGCACAGACTGCGATCAGAAAGGATAATCACATAGTCTGTTCCTTCCACCATTCTCTTACCATCAGTGGTAGTAGCTTCTACCGTTGTAATTTTATTTAAAATCATTCGCTTATTACTTCCATATTTTCTTCTCAATTAATAGATACGTTTCTCTTCCAATTTCCGCAAAAAAATGTTAATATAAAAATGGAATAAATTTCTGAGTCCTGTTTGCTTTGGTCGGCGCAGGACTTATTTTTGTGGTTTGTCAAGAATTTTAATCTCCCTCATATCCCCGGCCGGCTTATTCTCCACAAGGTGAAGGTAAAAGTTATCTTCGAATACAACTCTCCATTGCTTCGGATCCAGACCATTTTTTGATATGAGCTTTTTCTGTGCCAATGATGGCTTTTTACCTTGTTTGATTTTTCTCACTCCTTTCTCGCAGGTCCTTCCTTCTTGCTAACTTTGTAACCCGCCTCAGGTCTATCCAGGTCAGGCTGATTACAAAAACTACGTACCACACCACCGGTATGATCATAGCCTGCAGCATGTTATCCGGTTGGAAAAATCCGCTTTGCATTAATATGGTTGCTGCGAGGATTGAGATGATTACATTTTTAAACACTGGTTGTCCTCCTTTCCATTAAAGTAATCGGCCAGCTTCTCAGCGTTAATAAGATATTTTGAGCCTGCTTTTACATAGACAATCTTATTTTGAAGACAAAGCTGTCTTAAATATTCATAGCTTAACCCGGTTTCCTTACTGCACTGTCTCAGCGTTAACATCCTTGGAAAATCGGTCACCCCTCACACCTCCTTTCACTACATTTGACAAGAACATACATTCTGATATACTATTCTTCAAGAAAGTATTCGATTGAAACTCCGAAATAATCAGCAAGGAGCTTGAGTTTATCGGCTTTTGGTACATATCGTCCATATTTCCAATTTGTGAGTGTTGCGGTTGAAACTCCAGTATCCCTTGATACTTGATATGCTGTTTTATTAGTTTTTTCTAATAACTCCGCAAATTTTTTGTACACTTTTACACCTCCTTTAAAAATATACTATATTGACACTACCTAAGTTTTCTTATATAATTAAGTTACCAGCTGAACTAAATAAGAAAACAAAGGTATGTCTTAACTTAGCTATGATTTCTAAGTTGTTTTTAGTATAACTTAGTTTTCGTAGTTTGTCAATAGCATATTTTAGTTTTCGTAGCCTTTTTTAGAGAGGAACTAAATTATGTATGAAATTTTTGAATCATTATTAAAAAAATATGGCGTAACAACTTATCAGGTTGCAAAAGCCACTGGTATCTCAACCGCCTCCTTTACTGGATGGAAACAAGGAAAATGGAATTTCAAACAAGACAAATTACAAAAAATAGCTGATTACTTTGGTGTAACGGTAGATTATTTAATAACAGGAAATGATAGCCCAGACAAAAAAGAAAGCCTGTTAACAACAAAAGACGAACGTGACATATCAAAGATTCTGGAGCAGACTCGTCAGCAGTTACTTTCTCAGGAAGGTCTGATGTTCGACGGAGATCCTGCCAGTCCGGAAGCTATTGAATCTATCCTGTCTGCAATGCAGATTGGCATGGAGTTGGCGAAAAAAAAGAACAAGGAGAAATATACTCCCAAGAAATATAAAAAGGACTGATTGTCTATGGACATTAGCAGAGAGGTGAATAGCCTAGTTAGAAGGTATCAGACAAGGAATCCATTTGAGATGATACAAGGTATGAATGTAATTCTTGTATCGTGTCCTTTGAGCGGGGTTAGAGGGTTTTATCAATATTTTCAACGAAATAATATAATTTACATAGATGAAAATCTCCCGGAACATGAAAAACTTTTTGTTTGTGCGCATGAACTTGGTCATATGTTTTTACATAAGAAATCTAATGCTATTTTTATGGACACGCGGACACATTTTAACACTTCAAAATTTGAAGCCGAGGCGGATAAATTTGCTATTCAGCTTCTTTTGTCAGATGATTTAATAAATAGCTATAAAGAGCATAACATTGAACAGATATCACGCATCACTGGATATAATGAGAGACTTATTAAATTAAGAATGATGTAGTTGATTTGTTAAGAAGATTTTATAATAATTTACATAGGAGGAAATATTATGAGTTTTTTAGATACTTTTAAAGGTAAACAGTATAAAAACGAATTAGAAGATCTTAGTCGCGAACATGAAAATCTCAAAAGTTTGATGTCTCCAGAAATGCAAGATGCGCTTGCATTGAAAAACGAAATATCTAATCTTCAAAGACAACAGGAGAATGAAAAAGCAAAAATTTCAGAACTAGATAGAATTATTTCATCTAAAAATAATGAAATTTCAAATCTTGAGCAAATAATTGATGAAAAGAAAAAACATATTGTCTGGATGGATGATGAAATACTTGTTCAAGAATTTGGACTCTACAAACCACAATTTGATTTCGCTTCCTCTCTAGATTATAAAGAAGAACTTGCCAATGTTCGTTCTCTCCAAAAAGAATTGATTAAAAATAAACAGGCAGTAACAGGTAATACTAAATGGCAAGTTAACGGTAGCGCATCTAAGGGTAAAAAAATGGTTTCAGATACACAAAAATTGTTATTACGTGCTTTTAATAGCGAATGCGATGAACTGGTGTCCAAGGTAAAGTACACTAATTTTGATGCGTATTTAAATAGGATATATAAATCAGCTGAAAACATTTCCAAACTAGGGGCCGTAATGGATATATCTATTAAGACAGAATATTTGGCATCCAAAGCAAAGGAACTTAGGTTAGCCTTTGAATATCAAGTCAAAAAGCAACAAGAAAAAGAGGAACTAAAAGCAGCAAGGGCCGAACAACGAGAGCAAGCAAAATTGCAGAAAGAATTAGATGAACAACGACGGAAGATAGAAAAAGAGCAGACTCATTATCAAACAGCTTATGATAAACTCAAAGCACAGCTTATATTAAATCCTGATAATCCTGACTTATTAAGTAAAAAAGCAGAATTAGAAAACCAACTTTCAGATATTGATAAAGCATTAAGCGATGTAGACTATAGACAAGCCAATATGAAAGCCGGATATGTTTATATTATTTCAAATATAGGTGCATTTGGAGAGAATGTATATAAAATTGGAATGACCCGGCGTCTGGATCCACAGGACAGAATAGATGAATTAGGGGATGCATCTGTACCTTTTAACTTTGATGTACATGCTATGATATTTTCAGACGATGCTCCAGCGTTGGAGGCCGCGTTACATAGAGCCTTTGAAGATAGAAAGCTAAATATGGTAAATCAGCGAAGAGAATTTTTCAATGTTACATTAGATGAAATAAAAGAAGTCGTCAAAAAGAATTTTGATAAAACAGTAGAATTCATTGATGTTCCAGACGCAGAGCAATATAGAATAAGTTGTAAGATGAAGATTAATAAATAA